GTCAGGAGTCGCGGTGCGTACGGGGTCTGGGGGGTTTTTCAGAGTCTGGACATTTTGGGAGGTGACATGGCTGGACGCGGCCCGGCGCCCGGTTTTGGCGCCAAGAACCCCGATGAGCGCCGCAGGCGGAACAAGCAGCCCGAGCTGACGGTGATCAAGGCCGACGGCAAGAAACACGGGCCCGAGTTGCCGGACACGCACGAGTGGCCGCAGGCGACGCTCGATTGGTGGGACACCTGGCGCACCTCGGCGCAGGCGCAGACGTTCACCGCGACCGACTGGGCGTTCCTGTTGGACACCGCGGTGTTGCACGCCGAGTTCTGGCTCGGTAATCGTTCGTTGGCCGGCGAGTTGCGGCTGCGGGCGGCGAAGTTCGGTGCGACCCCGGAGGATCGGGCGCGGTTGAAGATCGAAGTTGGTGACCCGGACGCCCCTGCGGCCGGTGCCAAGACTCGACTGAATGCCAAGGATGCCAAGGATCGGCGTCGCCGGCTGACGCTGCGCGCCGTGGGCGACGACAGTGGCCAGGGCGAAGGGTAAGCCGTTCATCACGCTCGGGTTCTACGCGATCGCGTGGATTGAGCATTTCCTCGTTCACGGCCCGGGCGATGTGCAGGGCCAGCCGATCGAGCTGGACGACGAGTTCGCGGCATTCATCCTCAAGGCGTACGCGCTGCACCCCGACGGCAGCCGCAAGGTGCGCCGGGCGTTCCTGTCGCGGCCGAAGGGTCGCAGCAAGTCCGGCCTGGCGGCGATGATCGAGTGTTTCGAGGCGCTCGGCGAGTGCCGGTTCGATCACTGGGCCGAACCCGGCGAGGTGTCGGACTGGGGGTACGAGTACGAGCCCGGCGAGCCGGTTGGCCGCCGACTGACCTACGTCGAGGCGCTCAACGTCGCGACGGAAGAGGGCCAGGCCGGCAACACGTACGACGCGGTGTACTACATGCTGCACCCCGAGACGTGCTCGCAGGAACTGCTCGACTACTTCGGCCCGATTGACGCGGGCCTGACCCGGGTGAACCTGCCGGATGCGCGCGGGTTCATCGAGCCAGTGACGGCGTCGAACGAGTCCAATGACGGCGGTAAGTCGACGTTCATCGTCGCCGACGAGACGCACCTGTGGACGCCTCCGACCGCGGGCAAGTTCAGGCTCGGCAGGATGCACCAGACGATGGTGCGCAACCTGCTGAAACGCAAGGTTGCCTCGGGCTGGATGCTCGAAACGTCGACGATGTACGCCGAGGGTGAGCAGTCGGTCGCCGAGGGCACGCACGACTACGCGAAGAGGATCGCCGCGTCGGGCCGCGATGACGGCAAGCTGCTGTTCGATCACCGGCAGGCCTCGGATCACTGGGATCTGGAGGACCGCGGGCAGCGTTTGAAGGCGCTGCGCGAGGCGTACGGCCCGGCCGCCGAGTGGATGGACCTAGACGCCATCGCCGACTACTGGGACGACCCGCAGGCCTCGCACGCCGAGTTTCGCCGGTTCTGGCTGAACCAGCCGGTGCCCCTGGTCGATCTGAACGTGTTCAGCTACGACCGCTGGATCACGCTCAAGGACCGCACGGTCGAGCCGCCGCAGCGCGCGGTGCTCACGATCGCCGTCGCGACCGACCGCAGCTGGTCCTGCATCGGCGTTGCCGGTGATGTCGGCGGCCGAACGCTCGTGATGTGTCACTCGATGGAGGGCACCAACACCGTCGTCGGCAAGGTCGCCGAGCTGAAGGCGGCCCGCTCGATCGTCGAGGTCGCGCTCGTCGGGGCGCAGGCGAAAGAGCTCAAGCCGAGCCTGACGAAGGCCGGGATCGAGTTCGAGGTGATGAACGGCGCCGACGAGGGCGCGTCGTGCGGCGCGTTCCAGACCGCCGTCAAGGACGGCACCGTGGTGCACCTCGGCCAGGCCGAACTGGACCGGGCCGTGAAGAACGCAAGCACCCGCCGGGTCGGCGACTCCGAGCGCTGGGACCGGCGAGACCCGAAAGTTGACGACTCGCCGATCGTGGCGTGCTCGGCCGCCTACTACCGCTGGGGCGTGGTCAATGTCGCCCCCGTCAAGGTCTGGCAGCCGTTCTGGACATGACAGCACAACAGGAACGGGAGACATGAGTTCAGTGCAGGCAGTGCTCGCCGCCACCGCCGTCGCGGTCGTCGTGGCGATCGCCCTCGTGGTGGCGGGCGTCGCGGCGCTCGCCGGCCTGGCCTGGGCGTTGATCTCGGCCGGCGTGCTGCTGGCCATCGGTTCTGTGTCGGCGGCGTGGGTGCTGCTGCATGACGACGGGATCAGCGGATGAGGCTGATTGATCGGCTGCGCGGCGAACCGCGGCGCGGCGCCGGGCAGCGCATGAGCATCGACGATTACGCGCAGATGCTCAACTCGTTCATCTACGACGGCCTGCAGTACGGGTTCGTCGGCGGCACGCCGCGCGTGCAGCAGACCCTCGCCGGGCCCGCGACCGAGATGGCCCCCGACACGTTCGTCGGCCTCGCCACGCAGGCCTACCAGTCCAACGGCCCGGTGTTCGCGTGCATGCTCGTGCGCCAGCTGGTGTTCTCGTCAATCCGGTTCCGCTGGCAGCGGATCCGCGACGGCAAGCCGTCCGACACGTTCGGCAACCCCGACCTCGGGATCCTCGAACGCCCGTGGCAGGGCGGCACCACCCAGGACATGTTGTCGCGGATGATTCAGGACGCCGACCTGGCAGGCAACAGCTACTGGTTCCTCGACACCCCGCTGCCGCTGATCGGCACCCGCAACCCGCGCCGCGAGTTCGTGCGCATGCGGCCCGATTGGGTCGACGTGGTTGTCGAGGAACGGCAGGTGCGCGGCGGTCGCGGCGAGGTGGGCGGCGGCCAGGTCGGCTGGCGCAAGCTCGGCTACCTCTACACCGAGGGCGGCCGGCAGTCCGGTGCCGAGCCGGTCGCGTTTTTCGCCGACGAGGTCGTGCACTTCGGGCCGATCCCCGATCCGCTGGCCAACTACCGCGGCATGTCGTGGCTGACGCCGATCCTGCGCGAGATCCGCGCCGACCAGGCGATGAGCAAGCACCAGGCGAAGTTTTTCGACAACGGCGCCACGGTGAACCTCGTCATCAAGCACAACCCGATGGCCGACCCCGAGGCGATCAAAAAGTGGGTGCAAGAGGTCGACTCGAAACATGCCGGGGTCGACAACGCGTGGAAAAACCTCAACCTGTACCCAGGCGCGGACGCCGAGGTCGTCGGCTCGAACCTGCAAGAGATCGACTTCAAGAACGTTCGCGGCGGCGGTGAGACTCGCATCGCCGCGGCGGCCGGTGTGCCCCCGGTGATCGTCGGACTATCCGAGGGTCTCGCCGCAGCCACCTACTCGAACTATGGGCAGGCCCGCCGTCGCCTCGCTGATGGCACCGCACATCCGCTGTGGCAGAACATCTCCGGCTGCATCGGCAACGTCATGCCCGACCTCGGCCCGGACGTGCGCCTCTGGTACGACACCAGCGACGTGCCGTTCCTGCGTGAGGACGAGAAAGACGCAGCCGACATCCAGAAGGTTCGCGCCGAGACGATCAACACGCTCATCACTGCGGGGTATGAGCCGGATTCGGTTGTGGCCGCGGTCAACGCGGGCGACCTGCGCCTGCTCAAGCACACCGGCATGACGAGCGTGCAGCTGCTGCCGCCCGGCCAAAGCGCCGGCGGCGCTGGCAATTCGACTGAGGAGAGTGCGTGATGGCCATTCGCCGGATCCGATTGGGCGGCATCACGGTGTGGCCGGTAGCGGCCGTCGCCGACCCGACAGGAAAAGGAGACGAACCCTCGTGAAGACAATCGAGCGCGCGGCCCGACCGCCCCTGGAAAGCGTTCGCCGCCAAGCACCGTTCGCGCTGCGCGACGCCGACGACGACGACCCGAACGACGGCCTCACCCTCGACGGTTACGGCGCGGTGTTCAACAGCGTCACTGTGATCGACAGCTACGAGGGCCGGTTCAAGGAACTCATCGCGCCCGGCTCGATGAAGCGGTCATTTCGCGAGTCGCCGCCCAAGGTGCAGTTCGACCACGGCCGACACCCGATGATCGGCAGCATCCCGATCGCCAGCCTGCGCAGCATCGCCGAAGAGGTCGACCCGGTCCTCGCACCCGAGGGCGGCGCGCACGTCGTGGCGCGCGTGTTCGACAACTGGCTGATGGCCCCGGTGCGCGACGCGATCGCCGAGGGCGCGATCAACGGCATGTCGTTCCGGTTCACGGTCGTTCGTGAATCGTGGGCCTACCCCGATGGGCGGCAGATCCGCGACGAGCAGCAGCTCGTCGAGGAACTGCGCCGCACCTGGTATGAGGACGTTCCCGAGGACGAGCTACTGGTGCGCACCCTGAAAGAACTCAAGGTGCCCGAGATCGGGCCGGTTGTGTGGCCGGCCTACCCCGAAACGTCAGTTTCGATGCGGTCCAAGGTGATTGACCTCGGCCGCCTCCATGACCCCGAGCAGCGACGACTGCTCGCTGAGGCTGTGTTCATCGCGGATGCAGTCTCGCAGGACGACGCCGCGCAGCGAAGCGCCAGCGACGACACCGAGGCCGACGAGGCCGACGACGTTGAGCCGCCCGCAGCCGAGCGCCCGGAAGAGTCCGACGACGCGCAGCGATCCACCCCCGAGTGCGTAGGTGAGCGCCCGTCGAAATCGCTGAGCCGCAACCAACTTCTACTGCGGCAACAGCGCGACACCCTCATCAACATCAAAAGAAAGGAATCGCGATGAACCGCGATGAGCAGCACCAGGGTGCCGACGACGAGCGCGGCACCGCTGGCCCGACCCTGACCCATTCGCAGTCGATCAAGCGGCTCGACGAGATCCATGCCCGCATGGAGGAACTCGGCGAACTCGACTCGCTGACCGACGACGAGCAGCGCGAGTTCGACCAGCTCGCTGACGAGTTCCGCAGCGTCGACGAGCACCGCAAGCGCCTCGAGCGTGCCGCCAAGCTCGCCGAGGTCCGCACCGGCGCCTCGCAGGTGCCCGGTCGTCGGCTGCGCGTCGAGGCCGGATCCTCGCAGGGCAGCCGCGGCGACTACGACCGCGACGCGCTGCTCGAGCCCGACAGCATCGAAGAGTGCCGGTTCCGCAACCCGTGGGATCTGTCCGAGGTCCGCACCTACGGCCGTGATCCCGAGGAGTACAAGACCGAGCTGCGGGCCCGCGCGTTCTCGGCCATCGAGAAGATGCAGGGCACCAGCGACAAGGTCCGCGAGGCCGCGACCAAGATCATCGAGCGCTTCGACGACAAGCACTCGACCCTGGCGCGTCAGTGCCTGCTGACCTCGTCGCCGGCGTACATGCGGGCGTGGTCCAAGATGGCCCGCAACCCGCACGGTGCGATCCTCACCGAGGACGAGAAGCGCGCCCTCAACGAGGTTCGCTCGATGGGCCTGACCGACAGCGACGGCGGCTACCTGGTGCCGTTCCAGCTCGATCCGGCCGTCATCGTCACCTCGAACGGTTCGCTCAACGACATCCGCATGTTCGCCCGCCAGGTCATCGCCACCGGTGACAAGTGGAACGGCGTCACCTCCGCGGCGGTGCAGTGGAGCTGGGACGACGAGTTCGAGGAAGTCTCGGACGACGCCCCGACGTTCGGCCAGCCCGACATCCCGATCAAGAAGGCACAGGGTTTCGTGCCGATCTCGATCGAGGCGCTGGCCGACGAGGCCAACGTGACTCAGACCGTCGCGACGCTGCTCGCCGAGGGCAAGGACGAGCTGGAGGCCGTCACCCTGATTACCGGTAGCGGCACCGGCAAGGAACCGACCGGCATCGTGACCGCGCTCGCCGGCACGGCCGCCGAGATCGCCCCCGCCACCGCGGAGACGTTCGCGATCGCCGACGTTTACGGCGTCTACGAGCAGCTCGCCGCGCGGCACCGCAAGCGCGGTTCCTGGCTGGCGAACAACCTGATCTACAACAAGATCCGGCAGTTCGACACCCAGGGCGGCGCAGGCCTGTGGGAGACCATCGGCAACGGCGAGCCCTCGCAGCTGCTCGGCCGCCCGGTCGGTGAGGCCGAGGCGATGGACGCGACCTGGGATGGAACCGCGACAGCGGACAACTACGTCCTGCTGTACGGCAATTTCCAGAACTACGTCATCGCCGACCGCATCGGCATGACCGTCGAGTTCATCCCGCACCTGTTCGGCAGCAGCCAGCGGCCGACCGGCCAGCGCGGCTGGTACGCCTACTGCCGGATGGGCGCGGATGTGGTCAACCCCAACGCGTTCCGCCTGCTGAACGTGGAGACCGCGTCCTAGTAGTCCCGATCGGTGAGGGCGCGGGCGATCCCCGCGCCCTCACCGGTTCCAGCCCACCACGGAAAAGAGGAACCACATGTCCATCGTTCGAGCCAAAGAGGCGTTCGCGTACTTCGGCCGCGACCGCGTCTCGCGCATCGTGAAGCCGGGTGACCTGTTCGACGACAGCGACGAGGCCGTGCAGGGTCGCGAGAAGCTGTTCGAGCCCGTCGAGGTCACCGCCGCGCGGCGCGCCGGCGTCGAGACCGCCACCGCCGAACCCGGCGAGCTGCGGTCAATCGGCAAGCGGCCCAAGAAGACCACCGCACCCGCGCCCGCGCAGCCTGGGGACGGCGATGGCGGAACTGGCGCCTAGCGACCTGCCCGCCAAGGTGCGCGGCCTGTTCGCCGACGACACCGAGGCGCAGACCGCGATCAACGCCGCGCTGGCAGCGGCGCGCCGCTACTGCGGCTGGCACGTGTCCCCGGTGCGCACCGACGACGAGATCGAGGTCGACGGTTCCGGCGGCGCTGTGCTGTCGCTGCCGACGCTGCGCCTGCTCGACGTGAAATCGGTTGTCGAACTCGGCACTGCGCTCGATGTCGACACCCTGACCTGGTCGCGCCGCAAGGGCACGATCACCAAGCCGTGGGGCCGCTGGACCGCCCGCGACGGCGGCGTCGTCGTCACGGTGACACACGGCTACACCGAGACCGAGGCCGCCGACTGGCGGGCCGCGGTCGCCCGGCTGGTCGCCCAGCGCTACGGCAGCAAGCGCGACAGCGCCGACCTCAAGCGCAAAAAGATCGACGATGTCGAATACGAGTGGTTCGAGGCGATCTCGAACGATTCGGAGCTGTCGGCGTTGTTCTCGGCGTTCAGGATCTTGCCGTCGCCATGAGTGAACAGTTCGGCGGCCAGGTTGTCGCGATCGTGACCGTCGCCCCCACCGGTTCGCCGGGATGGGGCGGCCTGAAAAGCAAGTCCCGCACCGCGGTGCGCGTGCCTGGATGTCATTTCCGGCCCGCCGGGTCGTCGGAAACCCCCGACGCGCAGACCAACGTGGCCACCGAGTTCTGGAAACTCACCGCACCGCCGGTCGCCGCAGTGCTGGCGGCCAAGGCCAGCGGCGAGCTGCTCTACGACGGATCGGAGCACCCCGAGCTGCTCAACCCCGAGTCGAGCGCCGGACGAGCGGCCACGTTCCAGATCGAGGGCCCGATCATGCCCAAGTACGACGACGGATCCGAGGTGCATCACGTGACGATCATGTGCAAGAGGCAGATCGGCTGATGGGCAACCCGTTTGAGAAGTTCGGTGTCTCGGATGCCGACCTGGCCAACCATATCCGCAACTCGACCGAGGTCGACGCCGGGATCGACAAGTTCATGAAGGAAGAGGCGATCCCGTTCGCTAAGTCGATCTCGCCGGTCGACGACGGCGGGTACGCCGCCTCGTGGGCTGTTATGGTGAAGGCCCGCAACGGCCGGGGCGTGTTCGGACCTAAAGCTTGGTATGCGCACTTCGTCGAGTTCGGCACCGGCGAGGACAAACGCAAGACCTCAGATGTCAAGCGCGACAAGAACGGCAAGCGCACGGTCGAGGTCGACGACGGCGAGTTCCGCAAGGTCGGCCAGAACACGCCCACCAAGGCGCAGGGCATCGCGCAGAAGGTCGCCTCGCACTTCGGCGGTGACCTCAAGGGCGGCATCTCGGACGTGACCAATGGCTGACCTGTACGACCAGTCCGCGCCGGACACAGAGGATTTCGTCGCCTGCTGGATGCAGCCGGTTATGCGCGCCGCGGTCGAACGCGACCTCGACGACAACGAGCTGCCGTTCTGCGAGATCACCCGGGTCGACGGCGCCGACGACCCCGACAGCGGCACCGACGACGCCGTGATCCAGCTCGACTTCTACGGCCTGGGCCCCGAGGCCGCCAAGACAGCGGCCGACGAGGGGCACCGCCGCATGATCAAGCTGATCCGCGAATCCCCCTCGGTCACACTCTCTGACGGCACGGTCGCCGACCTCGATTACGGCGATGTGCTGATCAAACCCGCCCGCATGGCCTACGCCCACGATCGGATCGTGCGCTACACCGGCCGCTACAAGCTGGGCACCTCATACGTCGCCGTCGACTGACGGCGTCGCGGCCCCGCCGCATTCCAGCCCACCAGTAAATGCCGGATGACTTCCGGTTCATCCCCCCTTTCACGAAAGGAGCGCGTCACATGACGCAACCACTGACCGGCACGACTCCCGCGGCTGGTGGCTATCTGAACGTCGACAACCGACTGCAGGGCGGCCACCGCACGGGCCTGATCGCGGTGCTGTTCCGCGACGCCCGCGGTGCCGCGACGAACATCTCGCCGCACCTGCCCAACGGTTCGGTGAACTGGTCGCCGCTCGCCCAGGACGGCCAGCTGCGCGACGACCTGTTCGCGCAGAAGCTCGAAAACGGGTTCTGGGTGCCGAACCCGAACCCGAACGAAGGCTGGTACCTCGCCGGCGCGTTCGGTGAGGGCAACGGCCCGTCGCAGCGGCCGAGCATCGACACCGACGACCAGATGATCGAGCAGTCGAACTGGCCGTTCGAGTCGGACATGACCAAGCAGGACGAGCCGTTCTCGTTCCAGGCGCTGCAGAACCTGCAGCCCGCGATTCAGCGGCTGATCAACAACCTGCCGCTGTCCGACGCCCTGGGCAACAGCCTGGTCGAGCTGCCCGGCGAGCAAAACGCGGGCTGGTCGCAGATCGTCGACGCCGAGAAGATCGGCCGCCAGTTCCTGCTGTACGGCATCCGCAAAAAGAACGGCCAGTACCTCTACGAGGTCGACGCCTACGACTACGCGACGCTGAACAACAAGGATGAGCGCCGGTTGGGCAAGCGCGGCACCGCGGCGTCGCTGACGTTCAAGCCCGAACCGTCGGGGTTCTTTATGGCGATGGTCGACGGTGAGTATCGGCCGATCATCAAGCACACGTTCGTCGGCGGCCCCGCCTGGGAGGCGCAGGCCGAGGACGGTTCCTAACAGACCCTCGCAGGGTGCGCGCTCGTGGGCTGGACGCGCACCCTGCGAGCCCAACCATCTACGCCAGCCCACAAAGCCCACATATCCAGTCCACGAAAGGAATCCAGCCCCAATGTCGGACGAGCAGAACCTCGAAGACAGGCACCCGATCAAGCCCGACCAGTCGCGCGCGCAGGCCACCGAGCACCTCGGGTTCATGGCCTCGCAGAAGTTCGACCTCGGCAACAACGAGACCTGGGAGCTGCCGAACCCGCAGCTGATGCCCCCGGACATGAAGATGCGCTATCTGGAGCACCAGCGGTTCCTGGTCGAGGATCTCGACACCGAGGAACGCAAAGACCCGATCACCAAAGAGGTTCGCAAGGTGCCGAAGTTCCCGGCACGCAAGGGCGGCAAGCTCGTCAACGACGAGGAAATGCTGTGCATCGCGCTGATGGGCACCGACGCCGTCAAGGACCGCGAAGCCTACCTCAAAAACGGCACACTGCCCGAGACGTACGCGAAGTTCCTCAAGGCCGGCCACGTGCCCGGCCAGATCAGCACCACGTGGCAGGTGATGGCCAAACAGCTGGAGGACCGTCGCCGCCAGGACTCCAAAAGTTCTTGAAGCACTGGCGCTGTGGTGCCGCTACCCCGATGAGATCGAGGCCGACCTGCGGATCTACTGCAACGGCACCGACATCCGGTGGTGGCACCGCGGCGACCGCGACGAGCACGGCTGCTTGAAGTTGTCGAGCAGGCTGCTGCTGAACCTGGTTCGCAGCCTGCCCGCCAAGTCTGAGTTCAAAACCAACGCCCCGCCGCCGTTCGGCCGCGACGGCGACTGGACCGTCGTCGAGAAGATGCTCGCATCGACGCGTAACGAGCTGGCGGCCTACCGGGCCAGCAAGTACGCGGGCACCGAATTCGAGTACGAGTACGACGTTTTCATCTCGCCGAAAGAGGCCCGCGAGCGCGCCGAGGAAGAGGCCGCCGAGGAAGAGTTTCACGACGCCGAGTTCGGCAAGGTGCTCTCGCTCGTCGTCAACCGATCCGGCGGCGGCACTGTCGAGCGTCAAGCGCCGCAGGCGATTCCGCAGACATCCCCGAACAACGAGGAGGTGTGATCCTTGGGCATCCCGATTCCTGTCGAGGCCAAGCTCGACGAGCGTCTCGCCACCGCCACCGCCCAGCGTGCGGAGAAGATGTTCGCCGACGCAGGAAAGAATGCGGGCCAGGCGTTTTCGGACTCGTTCGGGACCGGCGCCCGGGATGTCGACAAAGAGGTCAAGAAAGTCGCCGACAAGGCTGTCGACGCCTACGACCGCGCCAAGGACGCCGCCGGTCGCCTGCGCGTCGAGACCGAGAAACTCGAAAAGCTGCAGCGCGAGCAGGCCAGCAACGACAAGATCGTCGCGCAGGCCGAGCGCGTCGAAAAGGCCCGCCGTGATGAGGCCCGCGCGGTGCGCAACGCCGCCGACGCCTATCGCGACTATGAAGATGCCGCCAACAGCGCGAGCCGCGGGTTCTTCGACCGGCTCGGCGGATCCGGCGCGGGCGCGAGCGCCGGGCGTGAGGCGGCGGAGAGTTTCGCCGCGGGGTTCACCAACTCGTCGACGCTGCTGACCCTCGGCGCCCGGGGCGGCCCGGTCGGCCTCGCGCTGGCCGGTCTGGCGACCCTCGGTGTGATGGGCGGCAAGATGCTCGCCAGCGGCATCGCCGAGGGCCTGGAAACCCTGCAGGTGCAGGATGTCATCGCCACCCGCATGGGCCTCGACAGCGCCTCGATCGGCAGGTTCGGCAACGCCGCGGGCGCGGCGTACGCGCGCGGCTGGGGCGAGTCGATGGCCGACAACCTGCGCGCCCTGCAGTTCGGTATCCAAGGCGGGCTGATCAGCCCCAACGCGAGCGAGGCCGACGCGCAGAAGTTCGTCGAGCGCCTGCAGACCGTTTCGTCGGTGATCGAAGAGGATCCCAGCCAGATCGCCCGCGGCGTGCGCAACTTCATCAAAACCGGCCTGGTCTCCGACTACGAGGAAGCGTTCGACCTGATCGTCGCGGCCACCCAGAACGGCCTGAACATCTCCAACGATCTGCTCGACACGTTCGAGGAATACGGCACCAAGTTCCGCGACCTCGGCATCACCGGTCAAGAGGCCCTCGGCCTGATCAACCAGATGTGGGAGGGCGGTGCCCGCAACGTCGATGTCGCCGCCGACGCGCTCAAAGAGTTCGCGATCTCGGTGACCGACTCGTCGGACACCACCAGGACCGCGCTGACCGCGCTCGGGTTCGACGCCGACGATATGGCCGCCAAGTTCGCCCAGGGCGGCCCGGCCGCCAAGGCCGCGTTCGGCGCGGTGCTCGACGCGATCCGCACCATTGAAGATCCGATGGAACGGGAACGCGTCGGCCTCGACCTGTTCAAAACGAAGTGGGAAGACGTTGGCGACGCCATCCACAACCTCGACCTGGACGCGGCGGCCGGCGAGATGGGTAACCTCGCGGGCAAGACCGACGAGGCCTCGGGCGCGCTGCAGCGGCACCAGAACGAGTGGCAGACACTCGGCCGCAATATCGACGAGACGTTCCGCAAGTTCAAAGAGTGGCTGGCGGATTCGGCGATCGGCAAGTTCTTCAACCAGTCGCTGCCACAGTTCCTGAACGGTGTATTCGACAACCCCGAGCTCGACGGGGTCGTGCCGCCCGGGTTCGTCGGGCAGAACACCGGCAACTGGGTTCGGCCGAACCCGCCGCTGATCACGCCGCTGCCGCAGCAGGGCGCAGGGAACGGCCCGACGACTGTCGGCGGCATCCCGATCCCCGGCCTGGTGAATCCGAACCCGGCCGGTAGCGCACCGTTCGGGAACATGCCGGGCCAAGTGCCGCTGGACGTTTCGGTCGAGGACCGCCGCGGTCGGGCTGGTGGCGGGCCCGCCCCAGACATCGAGCGCGGCCCCGGCATGTCCTACGACGACGCCGCCCAGCAGGTCGCCGACGAAAAGAAAGCCGAATCTGGCGGTGCGGACGCCAAGCCGTCGTTCGACCCGTCGCAATACTCGGTCGACGCGATCCCCGTGCCCGGCTCGATCCCCGGTATCGCACCGCTGCCCGGCATGCCGCCCGCGGGCGCGACCGGCCCGGGCGGCTACGTTGTCGACCCGCAGCGCGTGTTCGACGCCGAGACCTCGGTGATGTCGGCGCGGCAGTCGGTCGAGAACGCCCGTATCCGCGTGCTCGAACTGGAGGCCTCCGGGAACGCCACCGCGCAGCAGCTGAACATGGCACGCCAGCAGGTGACAATGGCTGAGCGGCAATACGTTTCGGCGCAGATGAAGCTCGCCGAGGCGCAGCAGGGCACCTGGAAAAAGATGGAGGACACCGCCAAGCAGTTCTCCCAGGGCATGGAGGGGATCGGCGCGGCGCTCGACAACGACCTCGGCATCAGCAAGGGCCTGCCGGGCCTCGCCGAGAACCTCGTGAAGTTCCTCGCCAACCTCGCCGCGGCCCCGCTGCTCGGCCAGCTGTCGGCCATCAGCCAGGCAAACCCGATCCAGGGCGGCCACGGCCTGATGGGAATCCTCGGCGCGCAGGGCGTGTTCGGAACTCAGTACACCCAGCCTCAGACTCAGTACGGCGCCTATCCCGGTGTATCGACCTACCCTGGCGGCGGCGGCGCATACCCCGGCGACGCGGCACTGCTCGCGTCCGTTCCCGCTGGCCGGTACACACAAGAACAACGCGGCGACCTGACGCAGGGTTTGGCTGATTGTTCTAGCGCTGTTGAGGATCTCGTCAACATCCTCGATGGCCGCCCGACGACCGGCGCGAGCATGTCGACCCACAATGCGGACGAGTGGTTGACTGCGCATGGCTTCATCAAGGGCAGGGGCGGGCCGGGCGATTTCCGGGTCGGATTCAACGCCAGCCACATGCAGGCGACGCTGCCTGGCGGCACCCCGTTCAACTGGGGCAGTGACGCGGCAGCGGCGCGGCGCGGCATTGGCGGCACGGGCGCCGACGATCCGGCGTTCACGTCGCATTACTACCGGCCGATCGGAGCGGCCCCGAGCGCCCTTGCAACCCCGACCGTGAGCACACCGGCAGCGACCACGGTTGCTGCCCCTGCATTGGCGCCGTCGAGCAGCGGCCCGGTGCCGGTGACGGTGACGAACTGGCCACAGGGCGGCAGTGGCGGTGTGGCTCTACCGGCTCCACAGCCGGGCGCGACTCCTAGCGCCGCTGCGGGGGCTACTGGTGCCGCGCCGTCGGGATCTGTGGTGTCGGGGACGACGGTGCCCTCGACCGGTGTGCTACCGGACAGCGTCGTTTACGCGCCAGAGAACACGAACCCCGGGCTGACTAACCCACCGGCGCCGGCCGGCGGGTTCGGTGGTGGCGGTGCGCCGCTGGCTGCCGGTGTCGGCATGCCGCAGTCGGCGCCGTTCGCGCTCAACACCGCGATCGGCGGCAGCTCGTTCCCCGCGCAGGGCGGCGAGGGATTCCAAGGCCTCAGCGGTCTGCCGATGGAGGGCATCATGGCCGCCACGCAGGGCCTCGACCTGCTGGCGCCCGGCGCATCCCAGGCCGCACAGATGGGCATCAAGCTCGCCAACCGCGCGATCGGCTACGCAGGCCAGCTCGCCGGCATCGGAGTGTCGGGGCTGATGGAGACATTTCTGCCGTCCGGCTCGCCGCTGGCCAACATCGGTAACTCGTGGTTCGGCAAGGTCGCGGCCGGGTTCGCCGGGGCGCGGCCCGCGCTGCCGAATATCGCTGGGCAGCAGTCGATGCCGAACCCCGCGCAGATCGCGCCCGGCCAGCAGCAGGCAGGCGGCCAGCCGGGCCAGCCGATCAACCTCGAATACCACAACCACGAGGCCAGCGAGGACCGCGCCGGTCGCGACATCGTGCGCAACCTCGAAGCCCAGAACGCGCCTGCAGGAGTGCGATGACTCACTACCCGAAGGGGCCGATCACCCCCCAGGCGGCCTACTACCACCTCAAGGGCCGCTACCCGCTGGTGACGTTGTGGGCCTACGACGAGTCGAACAGTTTCGCGCTGCTCGGCGGCAAAGCGATCCCGAACCGGTTCGACGAGCCCGAGTATGTGGCGATCAAAAAGAACGGCCTCAAGGGCCTGATCGCGCCGTGGGACATCATCGACCAAAAAGGCGCATCGGAGGACGGTGTCACGTTCGTCGACGCGCTGCAGGGCCCCGGCGAGGTCGAGCTGAAACTGCTCGTGCACGGCCGCGACCCGCAGCACTGCCGCAAGTTGTGCCGCGAGATCGTCGCCTCGATCCACGCGAAGTGGACTAGCGAGCTGTCGTTCATCGACTTCGACACCGGCCGCTGGTGGGCCGACGTGCGCTGGTTCAAGACCCCGCCGGATGTGTCCAAGATCGGCGAAAGCCGCACGGCTGAGCTCACGTTGGTGCTGCGCACCGACACCGGGTTCTGGCGCACCTATGACGAGGTCGACGCGTTCGCGTTCGCCTACGAGGACATGACGGAAACGTTCAACTACGACACCGAGGCCGACGGCGACCTCGGCGAGAACTGGCCGCTGTACTACACCGAAGAGGGCGGCGGGTTCGTCTACGCCGACGGTTCGCAGGCCCGCTGGAAAGACGACCCGGACGACTGGCTGGTCACCGACACCCGCGAGGTCGTGTGCGGCCCGTACAAGGATTTCAGCACCGCCACCGACAACCAGGTTGTGTCGATGGTGCTCGGCTCGTTCCAAGAGTGGTCGCTGCCCGAGGGCGCCGCCAACGACCTGTGGGCGCGCATGGGCCGCGACAGCAACGGCGACTGGGACGGCAACGGCATCCGCATGCGGATCGAGAACAACATTCTGAAACTGTCCTACTTCAAGGACTTTTCGCAGACCGTGCTACGGCAGCGCGTGCTGCTGATCCCGCCGATCATCGGCGAGAAGTTCACCCTGGTTGCCGGGTACGAGGGCGAGGGCAACGAGCGGCTGTTCAAGGTGCTACGCAACGGCGTCGAGGTGTTCTCGGTCAAAGAGAACGGCGCGAACTCGATGCTCGGCGAGGACTACCGCGGCGTCGGGTTCGGCATGCAGGCCGGGGCGGCGATCCTCACCCAGGCGACGCCCGCGTCGGTGCGCAAGATCTCAGCCGGAGACAACGGCTCGGTGTCGCAGTCGGGGTTTGTGCGGATCCGCAACATCGGCGACCAGCCGATGCCGCTGCGCTACACCTGCTTTGGGCCGGGCACGTTCAAGTTCGCGGCCGGGCCCGGCCAAACCGACATGATCGAGTTCGGGCCGCTGCTGCCCAATCAGGTGGTGCAGATCGACACCTCGCGGCAGAACCCAAAGATCAAGGATCTCACTAGCGTTCCGCCGACACAGCAGGATCTGAACCTGTTCCAAAAGGCACTCAAGGACTTTCTGTCCTGGGCCAGCGGCGGCAACGTCAACCCGCTGCTCAACCAGATCGGCTCGGTGTTCGGCATCGTGCCCCCGCAGGGCAACCTCTATTCGCTGATCAAGGGCCGCTGGAACAAGAATTCGGTCATTCCGCCGAAGTCGCCCGGCCAGCCCGACTCGCAGGTCACGCCGTACTACGTCAAGGTCGCGATCGACAACGGCAACGCCGACTCGAAGATCATCGCCGCGGGCACCCCGCTGCGGAGGTACCCCCTGTAATGGCAATGCAGTACACGCTGTGGACCGGTGAGCCGCAGCTCGGTTTGTGGTGCCCGAAATGCCTCAAGCCGAGCGGCTATCGCGTACCGCTGTACCACGTCACCCTGGCCGGTGTGACGAACGCCGGGGCGGTCGACCGGTGCTATGACCACGGAGGGCCGCTGCAGTGACCAGCCGCGATCTCGACACCCTGAACGAGAAACTCAAGCACGGCACCGTCGAGCAGCAGGCCGCCGCCGCAGCCGAGCTGGCCCGCCTGCAGGACGTGGCCGACATGGACTGGACGTTCACGCTGTGCGACGAGTTCTGGGACGACATCGGCGAATTCGGCGCCGACCTCATGGAGGCGACCGGCACTGACCCGATGAACGACAAGGGCGCGGCCACCATCAAGACGAAGGGGTCCAGCGACCTCGTCGGCGAGATGATGCAGTGCCGAGAAACCCTGCGCGGCGTGATCGTCGAGACCGCCGGGTACCGGCTGCCGTACTACATCGACACCCATGACTGGGAGTACCAAAAAGGCGCGTGGACCAGCACCGCGAACTGCATCGGCATCTGGGACATCCTGAACTACCTCACGATCTGGCCGTCGTGGTTCCTGCCGATCCAGATTCAGCCGTTCTCGCACGCGGTGTTCGTCGGGCCGATCGTCACCGTGATCGAGAACATGATCAGCGAGTGCGCCCTGCGCGTGCAGGCCGGCATCAACGAGTTCCTGAACAACGCGCTGTCACTCAACCCCGACATACGCGCCTGGTTCGGCTCGATCCTGCAAGCGATCTCGCGCGACGGCCTCAACCCGCGGGCCATCCTCGAGATGCTCAAAACGCCGATGTACGTCGTGCGCACCAACCCGTTCCTCGACGGCTCCCCGGCAGTGGCCAAGACGGTTCGCATGGAGTCGTGCGGCACCACGATCCGCGACCTGACCAAGGCGTACGGCGTCGTCGTCGACGTAACCCTGTGGCGGCCGGGCGACCCGCAGCCGGATCGGTGGGCAAACCTCACCAAACCGACCTACGTCGTCACGGTCAAGGACCGCAGCCAGATTTCGGGCCCGACGCACACGATCCTCGACTCGGCGTTCCGCACCGCGGTCGACCTCGGCGGATCGCTCGGCGACATCTTCTACCCGATCATCCGCGAGGTGCAGTCGATGCCGGGCGTCTATCACGCCCCGGCGCTCGGCGTGAACTTCACCGAACCCTACGCGGTCGTCGTCGCGCCCGAGCTGGGCGGCGACTCGCCGCTGCTGTCGTGCCGGATCACCGACCACACACCGAAGGCGTGGCAAATCCAGATCGGCGGTCGCAGCCCGAAGTGGCTGAACGATTTGATCAACGCTACCCTGGCCTGGCTGATCGACTCGATCTCAATCGTGCTGGGGTTCACCGGGATTCCCTCGAACCTGCTCGACGGGTTCCTCAACGACGCGTTTTTCGCGTTCCAGCTGCTGCAGCACTACCAGCGCCGCGCGCAAATGGGTCCGATGCACCCGAACATCGAGGTGATGATCCCGACGCCGTCGCCGCCGTACAACGTCGAGGCGATCTTCACGTTCCTCACCGCGCTGTTCGACACCCGCGGCTACACCTCGGCGCAAGCCACGTTGAAGAACGCCCCGTTCGGGCCGTACGCGCTCGGCCGCGACATCTTCAAGGGCGTTCTCATGTCGCTGATCTACCCGGTGCCCGATCCGGTCACCGGGACCACCAAGTGGCGCATGTTCACCGACCACGTGACGAACACCCCGTGGCGCTTCACCCCGAGGGACCGCGAGTTCCTCGTGCAGATCGGCGACGGTGCCGCCGAAGAGGCCTCGATCGCCAAGCATCAGCGATTCATCACCGGCCTCATGGAGGCTTTCAACGTCTGGTCCCTCGCCCCGCGATCGTAAGGAGATCCCGTAATGCCTGACGAGCCGTACCCAACCAAAGTCGTTGACGACAAAGAGTATTGGGTCGTCGAGTGCCTCGTGCCCAAAGAGTCCGACCCCGAGCGCGGCGCCTACATTTTCTTTGCTAAGCCGCTGCAGGGCGTCACCGGCATCGCCGGCCTGATCAAGGGCGACCCGGGCAAGCACACGATCATCGACACCACGATCGACAACGTGCCGCTCGACTACGACGACCCGACACCCGATTTCATGGAATTCGTCGAGATCCAGCCCGGCAGCGACAGCCAATCTCAGATCGTGCAGCTGCGCGCGTCGCAGCGCGCAGGTGCGCCCGGCCAGGACGGCGACACCGTGCTCGACCCGAGCGATTTCGACGGCGGCTCGGCCGGTGACGTGATCGCACTGAACGGCGACGAGGACGGTTTCGAGCTGGTGCCGCAACGGGTTGGCGGCATGCATTGGGCCGCGTCGTTGAGCAACGCGACCGCGGGCACCACCGCGACCGCGCAGATCGGTGTGATCACCGTACAGGCCGGCACGTACCTGTTCCCGTGGCGGCCCGATGTCGACGCCGCTGTCACCGTGACCGGATCAACCTCGGACATCGCCGTCGACCTGGTCGCGCGCCTCGGTTCGACCACGGGCCCGATTGTCGGGCTCGGTAAGGCGGTGCCGGGCGTGCAGACGCAGCGCGTGGTGTTGCAGTCCGGGCCCGAGACCGGCGAATCGGCCTCCGACAGTGACCTGTACGTCGCCGCCGGGGAGGCCGCCGCGATCTACCTGATGGCCGAAAAGGTCGGCGGCTCGGCCACCTACAGCACCACCGCGCCGCGGTTCAGCATGAAGGCGGTCGCGCTGCCGTGACCGATCCGCTGCCTGATTGGATGCGGCAGACTCCGAACCTGGAGTCGCTGCACAACTTGCCCGACATCCCGTGGGGCGGCTACCAGCCGCGTGACATTGAGCTACCGTCGCTGCCCGACCTGGCGCTGTTCGTGGCGAAGATGCTCGAACGGTTCCTCAAGGACGTCGTGCTCGCGGTCGTCGGGTTCTTCATCCCCGGCGATCTGGGCGCCGCCTACGAGCAGCTCAAGGACTGGGCGACGAACCTGCCCGGCCAGATCGTCTCGTTCATCGACAACGTCGCCGGGATCAACCTCGCGTCGTGGGACGATTTCGTGGCTAGCCTCAACGACGGCAAGGGCATCGACCTGCCGTTCATCACCTCGTTTATCGCTGGGGCGCAACAGTTCTTCGGCGCAATCGACTTCACCGACCCCGATTTCGATCCCGAGGACGCGGCGCGCGAGTTCGTGCGCACGATCGTGCAGCCGTTCCTCAACATTGTGTCGCGGATCGTTCCGGCGCTGCTGGGCCCGTTGCCGATCGGGCTGCTGACCGACGAGACGACCACGCTGCTATATGAGGGCGGGTTCGATGATCCGGTTACCCTCGTTGAGGGCGATGGTGTCACTCATGACGCGACCGATGGTGCGCCCGGATCGACACCGCTGGGGTGTGCGCGGGTGGCCTGTGATGGGTCGTTCAAGATTCGTCGTACCGAGCCGCAACCGGTTGCCAAGGATTGGGTGCTCGAGGCTGGCGCGGACGTCAAGTATGAGTCAGTCGTGGCCGCGGGCGGTTCGAACGCGGTGCGTGTCGAGATCGTGCCGTACATGGGCGAGGGTAACCCGCAGGCCGCGGTGTTGATGGCTGCAGATGAGTCGCCGGCCGGGACTGAGCCGTGGGGGCCGCTGGACGCAGAGGGTTCTTACACGGTGCCCGCCGGTGTCACCCATGTGTCGGTGCAGTGGGTCGTCGCCTCGGAGGCCACTGGTGGTGTGGTCAAGTTCGATAACGTGTATCTGCAGGCGACGCAGAAGATCCCGCAGGCGTTCACCAAGGATCTGCCCGAGGATCTTTCGAGCCTGTTCAACTGGATCGGAACGCTGATCGACTCGGCGCTCGACGCGCTCGGCATCGCGCCGGTAGGTGATCTGCTCGACCGTATTTTCGATCTGTCTGACGAGCTCGAATGGATCCAGCAGAAGGCGTACGACGGCGCGGAGGACGCGCTGACCGCCCTCGGCAACCTGTCGGCGCTGGCGACCAACCTGCTGACGGACCCGGCTGCCGTGATCGGCACGATCCCGCAGTCGCTCGTGAGTGGACTTGAAACCACGCTCAACCAGATCCGCGACGTGTTCAACGGGCTCGTCGTGACACCGGTCAACTCGATCGTCGCGGCGATCAAAGATTGGTTTGACCAGTGGTTCGGCGGCGGCTCGACCAACGCGATCCCGCTGTCGCAGAAGGGTGCCGCGAACGGTGTTGCGCCGCTGAACTCGTCGGCGAAACTCGACACGTCCTATCTCGTCACCAACACGGGCGGCGGCGTACCGATACTCAACGGCAGCGTTCAAATTCCGCTATCGCAGATCCCCAACCTGTCGAGCTCGTACGTGCCGCAGGGCGCTAAGGGGGCCGCGAACGGTGTTGCGCCGCTCAACGCGAACTCGGTTGTGCCGCTGGCGTTTCTGCCCGAGGAGGTCGGTGGCGAGGGCGGCACGGGTTCCGGTCGCCCGTGGTTCTGTCTCTACAAGACCAACTCAACGACGAGCGTTGCGAACAACACGCTGACCGCCCTCGACGGGCTCACGCAGTTGGGATCGACCGGGGTTACATTCGAGGACTCCAACAATCAGCGCTTCCGGTTCCCAATCGCGGGCATGTGGCTAGTCACTGGACAGCTCGCCATGCAGGAGGGCGGCACGGGCGTGCGCGAGATTTACATTCAACGCGAGTTCAAGCAACTCGGCATCACCCAGACCAAGTACATTTCGCGGCAGCTCGCCCCAGGCAATTCGTCGCGCGCTGCCATGACGACCTTCTCTGTCGTGATCCGCGTAGTCAACGAAACGATCCTCGGCGTTTACGAATACAGCGTGGACGATTGGTTCACCTTGGGCGTGTGGCACAACCAAGGCTCGGCGCTGAACCTGTACTCGGGCAACCCGTTCTCCCTCGCAACGGCGTCGACGCACATCATCGCCACCTACCTCGGCGCGTCCTGATCGGAAGGCTGTCGCATGCCCTGGTCACCGAATCCCACTGTGCCGCAGCGCGAGCACCGAACAGCGTGGTTCGATGAGCTTCCCGTTCCCGCGCCGGTGCAGCATCAGACCGCGTGGTGGGCGGTCTACGGGCTAGACGCCCCAGTGGAGATCGCGTGTGTCACAGCCGCCGAGCTGCAGGCGCTCAAAGCACTCGGGCTGCACGTGCAGATCGTGGCCGAAGCGTCGGTGTCGCTGCAGAAGATCGCCGCGATGGGCTACCCGGTCAACCTCGGTGTGGATGCGGGTGTGACGCTGCAGAAAGACGCCCCGATCGCCGCCCCCTTGTCGCTGGACCTCGATACCGCAGTCGAGCTGGCACGGGTGGCCGATGTGAACCTGGCGGCCACCGGCGCGGTGTTCGCCGGATCGGCGGGTTTACAGAAAGTGCTCGGCGTCGGCCTGTCAGGCATCGCACTCAACCCAGAGACTGCGGTAACACTAGGACGCACCGCGCCGGTCGACCTGACTGTGGTGGCCGGGTTCGCCGCCGAGGTGGGGATACAGAAAGACGCACCAGTCGACCTGGCTGTGGTGGCCGACCTGGACACCGCGGTGGCGCTAGCCAAGGTTCAGGTACTCAACCTGGCATCGGCGGTGGCATCGGTCACCGCAGCCACACTGGGTTTCCCACCCAACCCCCCAGCGACCCAAGCGTTCACCACGGCTGGGGCCTACACCTACACATTCCCTCGCTGGTGTGACTTCATCGACGTGATTCTGCTCGGAGGTGGTGGTGGCGGAAAGGCTATGGCCTTGGCCGGCCTGTGGGGCCAGGGCGGTCGAGCTGGGAGCTGGGCTACCGCAACAATCCAGCGCGGCGTCACCATCCCCTGGAGTGCAACGCAGATCACCGGAACGGTGGGCAGTGGCGGTGCTGGCGGGACCGGCAGCATCTTCTCGGCAGGCAATGGCAGCGCAGGCGGTGCCACTACCGCGTCGGTGGGCAGTTTCTCGCTCTCTGCGGGCGGAGGCGCTGGTGGTACCGCTCAGAACCCAGCCGATAACGCCGGTCTGTCACCAGGCACCCAGTCCTACAACGGCCAGAGCTACACCGGCGGCGCGCAGCAGAGCAGCGGCAGCGGTGCCGGTAACGCGCCGGGAGGCGGCGGCGCCGGGGCACAGGTCTCAGCGCAGAACGGAGGCACTGGCGCGCGCGGCCAAGCCTGGTTCCGCGCCTATCAGTAACGACTTCCACATGTAATTCGATGAGAGGAACATCCTGATGGCTACTGGAATCTCGGCCACACTCGCCAACGAACTACTCGACCACGCGTTCCGCAACAGCACCTGGACCCCGCCGACAACGGTGTACGCCAAACTGCACACCGGCGACCCCGGCGCGAACGGCACCGCCAACGCCTCCAACCAAACCACCCGCGCGGCCTGCACGTGGGCCGCGGCCACCGGTGGAGCGATCGCCTTGTCCAACACCCCAGAGTTCACGTTGAACGCCACCGAAACCATCAGCCACGTCTCGTTCTGGACCGACGCCACCGGCGGGGTATTCCTCGCCTCAGCAGCAGCCTCGGTCGCCAAAGGCGGTGTGTCCGGGGACATCATTCGCATCCAGACCGCACCCATCTCATTCACCGGACTCGCGGCCTGATGTCCGACCACCCCGACAACTACACCATCCTCGGTATCGAAAAACCGTTCCCCTGGATCGGTCTCGGCGCGGGCCTGCTCGGCGGCGTGATCCTCACTGCGCTGCTGTCGTGGGGATTCGTCACCGGCACGCTGCCGCTCGTCGAGAAGATCATCGACGACCGCCCCAGCTTCTAGCCCGCATCCACACCTGCCCCGCCGCCCTCGGGCGCCCGGGGTTTCTTTATGCCAGAGAGGATTTGAACGCTATGCCGATCTTGCGCGCGAACGTCGACTACGCATTCGCCATTGCCCGCGCCCGCGACAAGAAGCCGTACGGCTACGGCGGTGTCTGGTCGAAGACCGATGTGAACCGCACGACCGACTGCTCGGGCATCGTCACGCACGTTCTCGACGCGCTCGTCAACGGCGAGAAGATGGCGTGGTCGCGCCACGGGCTGTCGACCGAGGCATATCGCTACGTCGGTCCCGCTGGCTCGCGTGGCCCGTTCGGCACGATCCGAGTCGCTCGACCGCAGGACATTCCCGCCGACGCCGCGCTGCGCATCGGGCTACAGCACGGCCCGGGCGGCGGCGCGAACTCGCACATGGCCTGCACGCTCGAAGGTATCGCCATCGAATCGTCGGGCAGCTACGGGCAGCGCGTCGGCGGACCCGCGCGCGGTTACAACCATTCGATGTTTCACGACTGGTTCTATCTGCCCGGGCCGATCGTGGGCAGCGGAAACGCAACGCCCGCAACGCCTACTGCACCTGGCGCGGTGTACCTCGGCCGCGACTGCTCGCGCTACGAGTGCGCCGGCGAGCGCGTCAAGGCGCTGCAAGCTCGCCTCAACCGCGACTACCCCGCCTATTCCGACCTCGACGAGGACGGCGAGTTCGGGCCGCTCACCGAGTCCGTCGTCAAGCAGTTCCAGCTCCGCTCGGCCCTCGTCGTCGACGGCATCGCCGGCCCCGCCACCCTGGCCGCCCTCGGCCTGTCATTCCAACCGCAGGAGGTACCACCCGTGACCGCACCCAAGCCCGTCATTGTCGGACCTGCCGACGACCAGCTCACGATGCGGTTCAACTGTCTCGGCGGGCAGACACTCGTCGAGGCGGTCGCCGAGATCCGCGACAAGGTGCTCGGCACCGACGATCGCGGCAAGCCCGGTGTGGTGATGAAGTGACCGAGCTTCGCGTCGGCTCGTCCGGGCCGCTCGTCGCCGCCTGGCAGCAGGCGATGGTCGACCGGTTCGAGGCGTACGCCCTCGCCGCCGACGGCGGGCCGCTGCGCGTCGACGCCTATTACGGCTACGACGACGCCGCGGTGCAGCGCGAGTACGAGCGCCGCACCAACCAGCCGCAGGACGGTGTCGTGTCCGAGGGCGACCTGCGCGCCCTCGGGCTGCTCGACACCCCGGCGAGCAAGCCGCGCCACCTGGCGATCGTGTTCCGGGGCACCGGCGGGGTGATCGGGCAAGACTACGTTTCGCGCGTCTGCCAGGGCGCCGCCGATCTCGTTGAGGAACGAAACCCCGAGTGGGCAGCCAGCATGGGCGGGCTGCCGCCCGGGGCGCCGAACTCGCCGTCGATGAACAAGGCGGTTCAGGTCGCCGTCGCGTCCGGCGCCGCCGAGATCCGCTCGGGCCGCTCGTTCGTGCTCGGCGGTTACTCGGCGGGCGCGATCGTGGCATCGCGGCTGCGGGCGATGCTCGAACCCGGCCAGCCGCTCGCCGAGTACCGCGAGAACTACGTGTGCGGGTTCGCGCTCGGCAACCCGTCGCGCCCGTTCGGGCACACCTACTACCTCGGCGCGATCCCGAACGGTCGCGGGATCTCCGATTTCCAGTTGCCGCGCTCGTGCTGCACCTGGGACTGGTGCGAGCTCGTGCACCCCGACGACATGTATGCGAACGTTCCGCTCGGCGACGCGGGCGACATCATGACGGCGATCTATCAGGCGGTCGTCGACGTCGAGCTGTCGGATCCGCTCGGCACGCTGCGCGCGATCATCCGGGCGATCCCGACGGTGCTCGCCGAGGCAGGGGTGAGCGTGCCGCTGCTGGCGCACGCCGGACTGTCGGCAGGCAACCCGGTCGAGATGGCAGGCGTTGCGCTGCCGGTACTCACCTCGACGCTCGCCGGGCTGATCGGCGGTGCGGCCGGCGGCCCGCTCACCGGCCCGGCCGCCGCGGTGCAGGCCGCGATTATCGCGATCCGGTTCGCCGCATCGGGCACCGCGCCCCACATCAACTACCACGCCTGGGAGGTGTGGCCGGGTCAGACCTATCTGGGGCTGGCCGTTCAGCATGTGCGCGATTGGGCACAACGCGTGCCCGTGCGCGCGTAACCCCGCGAAAGGAAAACCGATCCCTCATGTGGACACTGAAGTTCTGGCAGGATGCGGCCGAGCGCGCGGTCAAAAGCTCGGCGCAGGCGGCGATCCTCGCGCTTGGCGGCGAGGCGTTCAACGCGTGGACCGTGGACTGGCAGACCGTGGGCGGCATCGCGCTCGGCGGTGCGGCGCTGTCGCTGCTGACCTCGCTCGGCTCGGATCTGCTGCCGTTCGGCACCAAGGGCACCGCGTCGCTGGCCAACCTCGACCAGGACGGAACGCGGTGATGCTCGCAGCGGCCGATGTCTACAACCCCGACGACACCATCGATCTGCTCGGCCTGCTCATCATCGGCCTGCCCGGGTCGCTGCCAGCGTTCGCGGCGCTGTGGGTCGCGATCCGAGGACAACGCCGCGGTCGCGCCAGGGCCAAACGAGTCGACGCGAAAACTTACGAGATCCACGAACACGTGGTGAACACGCATGACACGAACTTGCGCGAGGATCTCGACGACCTGCGCGACCTGGTGGTCGACGGGTTCCGGCGCGTCGAGCGCGACATCGGCGGGATCCGCGAAGAGATCCGCACCGAGCGCAAGGAACGCATTGCTGGTGACCGGCGCTGGAAGTAAGCGAGCGCCTCGAAACGAGAACCGCCCCAGTCACATCGACTGGGGCGGTTTCGTGCTGTCGGGGGTCAATCGTGGATACGTTTTCAAGCAGCCGGCGACGCGCCGCTGCCGGCCACCTCGTCAGCGATCATCTCGCCGATGATGTCGGCCGCCTTGTGTCCTTGTCGCGCGACGCCGAACGGGTCGAGACGCTGGATTCCCTCGGCGCGCCGCCGGTCGGTCACCCGCGTATATATCTCGGTGCTGGTAAGGGACTGGTGCCGCATCAGTTCCTGCACGGTGCGCAGGTCGACACCGGCCTCAAGCAGCGCCGTGCCGAACCAGTGCCGCAGACAGTGCGCCGAGCCGAGCACCCCGGCGCGGATCATCGCCTCTTTGATCGTGCCCGAGACCGACTCGCGGCGCTGGTGCCCACGATCAGGACCGGGGAACCAATGACCTTTACGGGGCATCTGGTAGGCCATCTCGACGACCCGGTGATGCAGCGGCAGCGTCGCGGTGATGTTGCCCTTGCCGGTCACGGTCATCGTGCGCTCGATGAGGTCGAGGTGCTCGCCTTTGACCTGGGCGATCTCGTGCACCCGCAACCCCTGAAACGCGGCGAGCAGAATCATCGCCTTGGTGCGCTTGTGCGCCCGCACGGCGAGCAACCGCTGCATGTCGAGGTTCGACACCGGCCGCGGCACACTCTTCGGCCGCTTGGGCCGCCCGATCATCACCATCGGGTTGTCCTGCCGGTACCCCTGTTGCTGTAACCACAGGAACCAGGCGCTCAGCGCGCCGTAATAGGTCCACCTCGTGCGGGCTGACCAGGTACCACCTTCGGCCAGCCACTCGACGATCTGCTCGACCTGCGCGAATTCCGGTGACACCCCGCACCACTCCGCCATCCGCCGAACCGTAGCAACGCGTTCCTCGACCGTTCGACGCGAGAGCGACTGCGCGAACTGCCAAGTGCGCCAGCGATTGACCATCGGACCATGCCCCCTGCTAACACTCCCAACTAACTGAGGCGAAAATTTTTGCTCGAGAAACATCTAGATCGCCTCAGTTTGCGAGATTCCCGATGTAACGAGTCGGTAACAACGCAGGGGCGCTGCGTTTGCTCTACGCGGCTGCATCTGCGTCATCCGCCCAGTGGTCGGGACGCAGCGGGATCACGTCGGCGGAAGATAGTTCGCCAAAATCGCTGGAATCGGTCATCTGATAATGAATAGGTCGGGGGTTCGATTCCCCCAGGCGGCTCCCATCATTCGGTGGCAGCGGATTAACTCCGGTCATCAGCCACACAAGGTTGCATCCGCTGCGCGCGGACACCTGCCGGCAAACCCCTTCGTAGTCGCGGGGTTTGCGGTTCTCCAATTCCCATTCGCGCCATGACTGCGCTTTGATACCGCAGGCCATGGCGGCCTCTTTGAGGTTCCAACCCATCTGGTGACGCACCAGGACCAGACGCGTAGCAAAGTCGTCCGCGGTCGGAACCCAGTCTCTAACTGTGCTCATACGTGCAAGTCTGCACAAATCGTGCATTTCGCGCAATGCAAACGTTGGAACAATCACGTTGCACGTTGCAGATGCAACGAATCATGACACGCACGAAAAGTCGTGCTTGACACGAGATGCACGAACGTGCACCATATGTGCCATGTCACAAGTCGTGTTACTCACGACTACCGAGGTCGCCAAACGATTCGGCGTTGACACCTCGGCAGTCCGCCGCTGGGTCGCCAGCGGAAAGCTCAAGCCAACAGTCACCACGCCCGGCGGGCACTACCGATTCGACGAACGCACAGTCGCGGGGTTCCAGCGATGAGCGCGCGCATCCCCGATCCCGGCCGCGCCTCCGCGTTCTTCGGCGCCCTCGACCGCACCGCGCCGACGCCGGCAACGCAGGCGTTCACCTACGGCAACGCGGCCGTGCGCGTCGTGCTCATCGACGGCGAGCCGTGGTTCGTCCTCGCCGACCTCTGCAAGGTGCTCGACATCCGCAACGTCAAGGACGTTCGGGATCGCTTAGCGGATGGGGTAGATCAGACCTACCCCATCGCTGACAGCCTCGGTCGCACGCAGCAGGCGACCATCGTGTCCGAGTCGGGCATGTACGAGGTCGTCATCCGCTCGGACAAACCCGAGGCGGTCGCGTTCCGCCGCTGGATCACCGGCACCGTCCTGCCCGAGATCCGCCGCACCGGCGCCTACGGCGCACCGGTGGCGCTGCCCGATCGCAAGACCCTCGCGCAGTGGGTCGTCGAGGCCGAGGAACGCGCCGAGTCCGAGGCTCGCGCCCGCATCGAGGCCGAGGCCCGCGCCAAGGAACTCGAGGCGCCCGCCGCCGCGTGGAAACACCTCGCCTCGGCCGAGGGCGACTACGAGGTCGCCGACGCCGCGAAGGTGCTCTCGCGCGACCCGGACATCAGCATCGGCCGCGACCGACTGTTCTCGTTCATGGCCGCCGAGGGGTGGATCTACCGCAACCGCGCAAGTGGACGCTGGCGCGCCTACCAAACCCAGATCGACAACCGGCGCCTCACCGAGCGGTTCGGCAGGCCGTACCTGCACGAGCCGTCCGGCGAAATGCGCCTCGGCGATCCGACGATCCGCATCACCCCGAAGGGCATGGTCGAGCTGCACAAGCGCCTCGGCGGTTCGGGGCAGGTCGCGCAGGTGGCCGCATCATGAGCGACGAGCCATACGCGATCCGCGTACTGCAGCGCGTCGAGGGCGCCGCTGCCGCGTTGCACGCCAACGCCGACGAGGACACCCGCGCCGCGCTGGTCAACATGGCGTACCTGTACCACGGCGTCACCGAGGCGCTCGCCGCGACGTCGCGCGAAATCGTGGAGTACGCCAAGGCGGTTGAGATCGCCGAGACCGCCCGCGACGAGGCACGCGCCGAGGCGCAGGCGTTGCGCGCCGAGCTCGACGAGCTGCGCGAGGCGCTCGCCGAGGGCATCGCCGAGGCGGTGAACCGATGACCGACAACTTCGTCGACCTCGACGACCTCAACCTGCCGCGCACGAACGCGCCTCAACAGCCATTCCCGCCCGATGCGTGCACTCACGGGTGCCGGTGCACGCACGCCGCCGGGGAGGTGAGCGCCGGAAACCCCCGCACGACGGCGCCCTCCCCGGCGGGCCCCGGCCTGCTCGCCGAGATCCGCGACGCCGTGTTCCAGGTGCGCGTCATCGCCGACGAGTGGCTCAAGCAGATCGGTGACCGTGCGATCAACCGCGCGCTGTCCCGCGACTTCGGCCTCACCTACGACAAAGCTCTCGACGCTGCCGCTGAGGCGCTCGCCGAGGCCGAGGCCGAATACGAGGTGTACGAGCCGGTCGCCGACGAGGAACCGATGCAGGTCGGCCACGAAGACCTGGCCGCGCACATCACCGCATCCATGCTCGCCGCCGGTCTGACCGATGCGACCAACCGGGCGATCGCCCACATCGCCAGCGACCTGCTGGCCGACTTTCACATCACCAACAAGTAAGTAGGCGGCCCCTGTGCCGCTGCAACGGCCAGGGGCCATTTCCACCCATGAAGAGAAAGAGGTCACTTCAAATGAGCACCAACAGTCTACCTTCGAACGCCCGCCCGATCTGGACACCGGCCGACTACCGCGAAACAGTCGCCGCGGCGGCCAAGCATCAGCCGCAGCGGGTTCGCCTGCGCGACTGGATCTGGGCACCCCTGCTGATTGTCGCCGGGATCCTCGGCGCCGGCCTCGTCGCCGCCCCGAACGCGCAGGCCGACATCGTCAGCGACGCGTTCATCCTCGCGCTCGACAGCGAGGGCATCACCTACGCCAGCGAGTCTGCTGCCATCAACGCCGGGCACGCGGTGTGCGACTACATGGACACCGGCGCATCGATCTACTCGGCCTCGGTCCTGGTCTACCAGAACAGCCACCTCGACCTGTACGACGCCGGCTACTTCGTGGGCGCCGCGACCGCCGCGTTCTGCCCCGAGCACGCCCCGTCGAACACCGGGATCGCCTGAAACGGGGAGAAGCGATGACCTACATGCCTTTTGAGTCCAATGTCGTGCCACTGGCCCGCTTGCGGCGCGACGCCGCCAACACCGGCAACCACCATGCCGAGGTGCATCCACGCCACAGCGCGATCTTCGGCGACACCTATCAGCCGGTCTGCTCGTGCGGATACCGGGGCGGGCACTACGTCGGCAAGCCCCGGGCTATGGCTGCCGCCGAGGAACACGAGGACCGGGCAGCCGGACGGCGGGTGACGGTCAAGTGAGCATCACGATCACTCGCCACGCCGGCCCCCTCGACCTCGGGCGGATCCGCGCGATCGACGATCGCGGCACTATCGCAATGGCGCTCGAGGTGAGCGCAACCCTGTTCGGCGGTGAGCGGTACTGGCAGCTCGCAGTCATCCGCACACCGCCAGGTCTGCCCGAACCGGTGGTCTATCCGCGCATCGACGACGAGCACGACGCCGTGACGTGGCTGCGCTACCTCGCCGAGTTGGTGACCCGCGCCGAGCACGCCGAGGCGGTGACCGAATGATGCGGCGCAGCAAGGGGCGTCACTGGCCCGCCGAGGGTCGCCCGAGCATCTACGCGATCCGGCACCGGCTGCACAACGAACTACGCCCGACAGGGCGGTTCCTGTGCGGCGCTGAGATTCACGAGCGCAAGGGCGTCGAGTACCTCGTGTTCAAAAACCTCACGATCGCGACGAACGGGCCGGACAACGGCGACACCACCATCGGCGAGCTGGCGGTCGAGCTGCCCGCGCCCACGGAGCGGGGTGTGGCATGACCTGCCCCATGTGCGGACGTGTGGTGAGCACCGACTCCAACCGATACGCCGTGCACTCGACATCCGACGGACGGGGTGACTTGTGTCGCATGTCACGCCGCGCCGTTGCGCCCTCTGGTCTTGCGCCAAATGACCACGTTCGCCGCGCCCGGATGGTGATGACGATGGCGTGGATGCTGCGCGACGAAGACCCCGCCGAGCTGTGGGACTGGCTAACGGCAATCGGGGCGGACGAATTGCAGCGGCTTTTGGTGATCGCCCTTGCTGCGATCGATGTGGAGAAGTCAGCCACGGAGCTATGGGAATGGGTGTGCGCCCTACCCCTTCGAGATTCGGATTGCGAGGCGGCAGCATGACATACGGACAGTCGACGGTGGATTTGTGGACATCGGTCCAGGTTGAGGATTGGCGCGACCAGGCGCTGTGCGCGCAGGTCGATCCAGAGATTTTTTTCCCCGATGCCGGTAAATCGCCTGCGCCGGCGCGGAAGATGTGCGCGCGGTGCGAGGTGCGCGCCGAATGCCTACAGTCCGCGCTGGAACGCGATGAAGAGTTCGGGATTTGGGGCGGGCTGACGTGGGGGCAGCGGCGTGCTTTGCAGCGAGGTGCCCAGCCTCGGGAGTGCGGCGTGTGCAATGTGTTGTTCATTCCCGGCCAGCCGGATCAGAAGTTTTGTTCGACAAGTTGCGGCGGAACTGCGCGGCATAGGCGGTTGGCGTCATGACGCGCGCGCTGTGGTTCGCGGCGTGGATGTTCGCCGTGATCGCGTGGGCGGCGTTTGTGCTGCTGGAACGGGACGTGTTTGTGGTGGCCGGAATCTTATGCGCAGCTGCGTTTCTCGCCTGGGGTTTCCGCGCCTACCCCGACCCCGATGACTGGAGCACCGACGAATGGTGGCTCGTCCCCGACCAAAACGAGACGGAGAAATGATGGCCTACGAGTTCGAGACCGACGAGTGGCGCCGCGCTACGCACACGATGACCGAGGCCGAGCGCGCCGCCGCGCTCGGGGCCGGCCGGCCGGCCGGCGTGATCGGCGACCGCGACGACGCCCGCGACGAGATCGGCGGTCGCCGATGACAAGCGTGCCCGCCAAGGACGGGATGCACCGGTTCGTCGACGAGGACGACTACCACGCCGACCGGTGCTCGCTGTCGGTGTCCGGCGCGAAGCTGCTGCTGCCGCCCTCGTGCCCCGCCAAGTTCCGCTGGGAACAGGACAACGGTCGCAAGCCCAAGAAGGCCTGGGACTTCGGGCATGTCGCACACAAGCTCGTGCTGGGCAAGGGCGCCGAGTTCGAGGTGCTCGACCCCTCGGTGCACGGGCTCAAGGCCAACGGCGAGCCCTCAGAGAAACCGACCGCGACGGCGATGTGGCGCAACGCCGAGGCCGAGGCCCGCAAGCAGGGCAAGGTGCCGATTCACATCGCCGATTTCACCCGCGCCTATGACATGGCCGAGCGGGTTCGCCAGCATCCGTTCGCGGGCCCGATTTTCGCCGACCGGGACGGTGTCGCTGAGGTGGCGGTGTATCACACCGATCCCGAGACCGGTGTGCGTCTGCGCGGTCGGTTCGACTGGCTGAGCGGCGACATCGACGACTACAAGACATCGATCACGGCGAACCCAGATGAGTTGCGCCACAGGTTCTATCGACTCAGTTACTTCATGCAGGCCGCCTGGTACATCGACCTCGCGGTCGCCGAGGGAATCGCCGAGAACCCGCAGTTCCGGTTCATCGTGCAGGAAAAAGAACCGCCCTATGTGGTGACGCCGATCCGCTACGACGACGAGGCGATCGAGGAGGGCCGCCGCCGCAACCGGCAGGCGATCCGGCTCTACGCCGACTGCATGGAATCCGGCAAGTGGCCGGGCTACAGCGACGACCTCGTGACGATCTCGCTGCCCGGCTGGCGATCCCGCCAGGTCGCCGCCGAGGCCGCCGAGGCCGACCAGGACGCCGCAGACGAACTCATTGCAGAACTCGAAGGGATGTTTCAGTGACCAACGCCGTTGTGAAGCAATCACCCAAGGCGAAGAACCTCGCAAAGCTCATCAACGACATGCGGCCCGAGCTGGCCAAGGCGCTGCCCAAGCACATCACGCCCGAGCGTATGGCGCGCATCGCCGTCACGGTCGTGCGGCAGACCCCGGCGCTGGCGAATTGCTCGCCCGAATCGTTCCTCGGCGCGCTGCTCACGGCGAGCCAACTGGGCCTGGAACCCGGGCCGACCGGCGAAGCCTACTTCGTGCCGTACAAGCAGGTCTGCCAGTTCATTCCGGGCTATCGCGGTCTGATCAAGCTCGCCCGCAACTCGGGGCAGGTCAAGGACATTTACGCCGAGGTCATCTACGAGAACGACAAGTTCGAGTACACGCTCGGGTTGAACCGCACGATCAACGAACACACGCCGCCGCCGCTGGGGCAGGATCGCGGCAAACCGGTCGGCGCCTACGCCGCCGCCGAACTCACCACCGGCGCGAAACCGTTCGTCGTGATGACCCTCGCCGAGATCGAGGCGATCCGGTCGCGCTCGATGGCTGCCAATAACGGGCCGTGGGTGTCGGATTGGGCCGAGATGGCGAAGAAAACCGTCGTCCGGCGGCTGGCTAAGTGGCTGCCGTTGAGCGCCGAGTTCACCGCTGCTGCCTCGATGGATAGCTCGGTGCGCACCGACGTAGGGCCGCTGGAATCGGCGCAGATCGAGTTCGTCGACGGCGAGGTGGTCGACGACGACGGCAACGAGGCCGAGGCGCCCGCCGAGGCACCGGCTGGCGCGCCGCCGCCCGAGCCGGACACCGCCGCGCCGCAGATGGCGAGCAAGGAACAACTCAAGCGCCTCGCCGAGATCCAGAATGCCGAAAAGTACAACGACGCCGAGTGGTTCGCGTTCCTTGCCGAGTCGGCGGGCGTGCGGGCGACCCGCGCCGCCGACCTCACGTTCGACGAGGCGAACCGCGTGCTGGAGATCTTCGACGGGCCGGTGAGCGCATGACCCGCCCGCCGACGTACCACTACCAGCGTGCCGACGCGCTGCTTGCCGAGCTGGAGCAGGCCGACCCCCGAGTCGGCATGTCACTGCCGCACGTGCAGCTCAAGTTCCGCCTGGCCGAGCTCCACGCGCGCCTGGCGAACTCGCCGTGGTGGCCCGGTCTCGAGGCCGGGGGGATCCTCGACAGCTCCAGCCGGAACGACGAGCCATCGGCCATCCAAACCCGCACAGCCAAAGGGGATTACCTGTGAGCATCACCGTCGCAACCACCAAGCTGATCGAGATTCTGACCGACTCGCTGGCGACGGCGTGCAACTCGGTCGGCGGCGTGCACATCGCCACCAGTCGCACCCCGTGGGGCGAGGAACCCGGCGACGTCGACGTGCTCGTCGCGACCTCGACCACGAAATACGTTGTCGGGCACACGTGGATTCCTGCCGACGGCCGTCTCACGCCGTCGGTGTGGCCGATCGAATCGGTGTCGAACGTGCTCGCGATCTGCAAGTCACTCGCCAAGGCGCGCGGCAAGGAACACACCGTCGACATCCACATGACGACCGCCGAGCGCACCGAGGAAAACCGCGCCGACGATCACCCCGGCTGGGCGATCACCCTGCGTGAAACCCCGGCGTTGTTCGACTCCGACACCGAGTTTCAGTTTCACGCGCACCCCGAGGCCAAGTTCCCGATCCGGGGCGTGCTGCACATGATGCGCGGGCAGATCCCGGCGAGCGACGACGAACCGGTCGCGCTCACGCCGTGGTCGCCCGGAGTGCTCGGGCCGCTGGTGACCGTCGCCAAGCGCCGCAACATGCAGATCCGCATGTTCCGCACCGAGGCGCGCGGCATGCACATCGTGCAGATCGGCGAAACGTGGCTCGGTGCCGCGATGCCGAGCAAGCCAATGCCAGGAGAACCGACCAACCGCCCCGGGCTCGAACCCGTGCTGACTCACGAGCACGACCTCGAGACGACGCTGCGCGACATGCGCGACGCGGGCATCACGGTCACCGTGGACAACCCGAACGGTGCTGTCGCACAGGCGACCGGCGAGATCGCCGGCCAGCTGTCGATGGAATGGGACGGGCAGCTGCGCCACGCGATCGAGCTAGTGGTGACGAGCCAGTTCGCCTCGGCGTCGATGCTGCAACGCAAGCTCGACGTCGGGTTCGCCCGTGCGCAACGCCTGCTCGACGAAATGGAACAACTCGGCATCGTCGGCGAGGCGCAGGGCAGCAAGGCACGCGCGGTCTACTTCGCCGCCGACGACCTGGCCGGAGCGCTCGCGCTGCTCGGCGAGTCCGGCGAATGACCACGCCACTGGGGCAGCGCCCCGTCACCACCGACACCGACGCCGCTCACGTTGAGCAGCTGCTGCACGCCCTCGGCGTGGCCGACCCGATGCAGGGCCACACGCTCACGATCCCCGGCAACCCGTACTCGAAATCGCGGCCACGGTTCACCCGCAACGGCCACACGTTCCACGACCCCAAGGACAAGAACGCCGAACGCGCCACCGCGGTCTACCTGCGCGCCACAGTGCGGCGGCCGTACACCGGCAACGTCGCCCTCGCGTGCGTGTTCTACCGGGACACCCTGCGCCGCATCGACGCCGACAACCTGCTCAAGCACGTCTGCGACGCCGCCAACGGCGTTCTGTGGGTCGACGACTGCCAGGCAACCGCGATCACCGCGATCGTCGAACTCGACCGCGAACGCCCCCGCACCGTGCTCGCTGTCGCCCCGCACGACAGCGCCATGGTGCGCGACTACTCGAAACCGAAACCCATTACCGGAGGACTGTTCTCATGCTGAACTGGAGCGGCCACCCGCACATGATCGGCACCCTGACCGCAGTCGGTGCGCGCGGCGCCTACAGCGTGCAGCGCGTCGGCCCGCAGTGGCTGCTGCAGGGCATCGGTCACGACGGCCTCGACATGCTCGAACTGCCGCCAGGCGGCAAGTTCTTCGGCACGCTCGACCACGCCAAGGACTGGTCCGCCGACCTCGACCGCGTGCCCTCGCGCGAATGGCAGGTGTCGGGCGCATGAGCACGATCAACGCATCCGAGGACGGCGCCGAACCCCTCGGCGAGGCGCCCGAGGTCACCAGTTCGGCAATCGGCGGGCCGCGCGCCCGCCGCCGCGCCGGATCCCTCGACGACCGCCGGGTCGAGGTGATCAACGCCGACGAGACCGTGCTGACGGTGCTCGTCTACCCGGACGGCAACGTGCGACTCCGAACCGATCAACCGCAGTCGTGGGTCATCGAGACGTTGCAGACGCTCGCCGACTCTCTGCGCGAACGGGCCGACCGGGAGCGCCGATGACCAAGGCGCTCGGGATCTCGTTCGGTGCGCTGTCCGTCAATTCTCAATCGGAGATGGCCTCGTGATGGACGCCGACGAACTCGCCGCCTGGCGCCGCAAGCGCCGCTACCACCGATCCGCCTGGGGACGGCCGCGCACGCCGATCCCGCCCGCGCTGAAACCGCAACCCCGACAGGAGAACCGATGAGTGACCGCATCGAGACGACGATCGCGAACGCTATCGGGATGCGACTGCCCGCCGATGTGCGTTACGCCGTGGCGGGCAACATCCTCGACGCGCTAAAGCTGGCCCGAATCGCGCTCGTCGAGCTGCCCCAGCCCGACGGGCCCGACGACGACGGGCAGGTCCATTACGGCGACTGTGGCGATATCCGCGTCGACACCACAGCGCGAGGCACCGAGTTCCCGCTGATCTACATCGGCGATACGCCGTTTGACCCAGAGACGCTGCGCCGCGACGCCGCCGCGATGCTCGCCGCCGTCGACGAGGCCGAGAAATGAGCGAGCTGACCGCTGCGCAGCAGCTCATCACAGCCGAAATCATCGAGCACCAGTGGGCGTACGACCGCGACGGCGGCGGTCGCTGCCTCGGGCGCGAGTGCGCCGACTGGCGCGGGTTCCGCGCGGCGCACGCCGAGCACCTGGCCGTCGAGATCGACAAGGCGGTCGGCGGTCTCACGCAAGGCACGTCGGGGCGCTTGATTGCGCGCTGGCGGGCAGGAGGTGGCGCAGTGATCGACGCGCCCGCACCCGCCCCGGTGGCGAAACCCCAGACGCGGCAGCGCAAGTCAACCACGCCGGTAACCGCTCGGTGCCGCAACTGCCCGCGCACATGGAACCTCACCGGCCGCGTGCTCAAGTTGACCGTCGAACTGCACGAGCACCAGCGCGGCCACGTCGTCGACGTCGAGGAGGGCGCGCTCGATGCGTAGCCCAGAGGTCGTGCACCGCGAGCTATTGCAGTCGCGAGGGTTCGTTCCGCTGACGCTGTTCGACCCGCACAACCCCGGCGACTGCTATGAGCCGACCGGTCTTGACGAGTTTCACCCCGACACCACGAGGAATCCCGATGCCTGATTGCGCACTGTGCGGCTGCCCACACCACGACGGCCGCTGCACCTGCACCTGCACCTGCCCCGGATACGAACCACCCGAGGACGAGGGCGAGATGGCCGAGGGCGTTCTGATGACGAAACCGTATTACCAAGACGACCAAGTAACCGTGTTTCACGGCGACTGCCTGCACGTGCTCGCCGAGCTGCCCGATCGCAGCGTCGACGCCGTGGTTTGCGACCCACCCTACGAGCTGGCCTTCATGGGCAAGAAGTGGGACGGCTCGGGAATCGCCTTCGACGTCGAGATGTGGGAGCAATGCCTGCGGGTACTCAAGCCCGGTGGGCACCTGCTCGCCTTCGGCGGCTCCCGCACCTGGCACCGGCTCGCGTCGGCCATCGAGGACGCGGGCTTCGAGATTCGTGACTCCATCGCGTGGCTGTACGGCCAGGGAATGCCGAAAAGCCTTGACGTGTCTAAGGCCATCGACAAGGCCGCAGGCGCCGAACGTGAGGTTCTCGAAACGATCCCAGATCGGTGGGCCGGCAAAGGGAGTGTGCTCCAACGCAGCCTGCAGGCACCGGCAGACTCGGTCAACATCACCGCCCCGGCGACTGAGGCGGCGCGGCAGTGGCAGGGATGGGGCACGTCGCTGAAACCATCGTTTGAGCCCGTCGTGGTCGCGCGTAAGCCTCTCGTGGGCACGGTGGCGGCGAACGTCCTGGAGCACGGTACGGGGGCGTTGAACATCGACGCCTGCCGCACCGAGTATGAGCAGGGCGGATCGCTAGCGACGAACCCGAGCTTGCGCAGCGGGATTAGCGGCGGCAATGGCGGTCACATCTTCCAGACCGAGACGGAGCGAAGGGTAGTCACGCCGCACGCCTCGGGCCGCTGGCCGACGAACGTGGTGCTCGACGAGGCGCAGGCCGCCGAGCTCGACGCGCAGACCGGCACGCTCAAGTCGGGTCTGATGCGCGCGGGCACTAAACGCGCCGCTCGTGATGGTGCGGTCTACGGCCGTCTCGATGAGGATGAGGCCCCGCGTGACACCTACGCCGATTCCGGTGGCGCGTCGCGGTTTTTTCCGGTGTTCCGGTACGAGGCGAAAGCACCCGGAGCGGAACGGCCGAGCTACGTCAACGAAGACGGTGCCAAGGTCGCGCACAACACCGTCAAGCCGCTCGACCTGATGCGCTGGCTCGTGCGGCTCGTAACCCCGCCGAACGGTGTTGTACTCGACCCGTTCGCCGGATCCGGCACGACCGCCGAGGCGTGCATTCACGAGCACAAGCGCTGCATCACGATCGAGCGCGAGGCGGACTATCTGCCGCTCATCGTCAACCGACTCAGCAAGCCGATCGAGATCGGTTTCGACTTCGAGGAACCCGCATGAACATTTACCGAATCCCTAACCCTGTGAAGGCAGCCCAATGACCCCGTACTACCAGGACGACCAAGTGACGTTGCATCACGGTGACGCGCTCGCTGTCGCGCGCGAGTTGCCTGATGGTGCAGCGAATTGCATCGTCACCAGCCCGCCGTACTACGGGCTGCGGGATTACGGCGCTGAGGGGCAGTACGGGCTGGAGGAATCGCCTGCCGCATATGTCGAGACGATGCGCGTACTGTTCGCTGAGTTGCGGCGTGTGTTGGCTGACGACGGCACACTCTGGCTCAACCTGGGCGATAGCTACGCCAACGGCGGCGCCGATGTGCCACCCAAGAATCTGCTCGGCATCCCGTGGCGGGTGGCATTCGCGTTGCAGGATGACGGCTGGATTATGCGGAACGCGGTTATCTGGCGCAAACCCAACGCCAAGCCCGAGCCGGTCACCGACCGGCTCAGTGGCTGCTATGAGCATGTGTTCCTGTTCTCCAAGTCGCGCAAGTATTGGTTCGATCTAGACCCCATCCGCGAACCACACAGCCCTATCTCACTTCGCATTCAGCGACAGGCTCGGGAAAAACCCTATGAACCGGGGAAGGCTGCTGCGGTCGGCAACTACGCGAACCGCCAACCATCGGGCTTAGGTGCAGGACTACGCGAGTTGACACCAGGAGGCCGAAACCCTGGCGACGTGTGGTCTATCTCGACGCAGCCGTTCCGCGGCGCGCACTTCGCCGTCTACCCAGTCGCGCTGCCGCAACGCTGCATCCTCGCTGGCTGCAAACCCGGCGGCACTGTGCTCGACCCGTTTAACGGTTCGGGCACAACAGGACTCGCCGCACAACGCACCGGGCGTCGCTACATCGGCATCGACATCAACCGCGAGTACCTAGATCTCTCGCTGCGAACCCGACTGGCTGACTCTGCACTGAACTTCGAGGAACCCGTCCCATGATCACCGTTGTCTGCGCGGAATGCAGCCGCACCCAAGGCTGCCCCATCACCGCCGAATTCCCCACTACCGAACAAGCGCAGGCATTCATCCGCCGGCACCACGCCTTCGCCGACCACCGGGCACACATCCCAGAAGAGGCCGCCAAGTGACCGACTGTCTTTTGTGTGACCATCCCAGGTCTTCTCATGCCCCCCAGTGCCGGGTCCGCATGGGTGTCAACCGGGACGACATGAACACCTACACGATCTGTTTGTGCCCCGGATTCGAAGGCGCAGAAGAGGACGACGAGCTATGAGCGACCCGAGGATCCGCCTGCTGTTCAGCCGCCGCGAGCTGATCGCGATGCAGCGCTGCCCCGACTGCGGCTGGCACCCGAAAACACAAGGGCACCACCCCGACTGCCCGAACCACGAAACGGAGGTGTGACCGGTGCCTTGGTTCAACGTCGACGACGGGTTCGCGAACTCTAAGCCGGTGCTGCGCATTCCGCGCCGCTACCGGTGCCAGGCGATCGGGCTGTGGACGCTCGCCGGTTCGTGGTCTGCCAAGGAGTTAACCGACGGGTTCATTCCCGACCACACGATCGAGGAGTTCGCCGGAACCCCGGCGCTCGCCGAGCATCTTGTGCGCGCGGGGCTGTGGACGAAGGTTGAAGGCGGCTGGCAATTCGAGAACTGGGCCAAGTGGCAGAAGACCAAGGCGCAGGTGTTGACGTACCGGGCGGCGGACGCCGACCGGAAGCGCAAGGCGCGATCGCGGACTAAGCCAGCTCCAGACCCGACCGTAACTGGACTTATGGAGCAAGTCTCCGACGACCTAACTGGACTTATGGAGCAAGTCTCGACCTGCGAATCGGGAACGCGGCATATGCGTGACAGTGACGCGAGCGGACTGAAAACCGCTGGTCAACAGGGTGTGTCCGGTATGGACTCCGAACGGACAAACACCGGAGTCCCATGTGGAGTCCATGCGGAGTCCGAGACACCATTACCAATACCATTACCAACACCAGAACCAACTACTAAAGAGAGTGGTGCGCGTTCTGATTCGAGGCACTTGCAAGCCGTCGCGCACAGCGCTCCGGCCGCACCCACTGCCAAGGCGTCGAGGGGTTCTCGTCTGCCCGAGGGGTGGATGCCCGACGAGGCGACGATCGCGGCGATGCGCGAGCAGTTCCCGCATGTGGATCTGCGGGCCGAGCATGAGAAGTTCACCGACTACTGGCGCGCCGCGGCCGGCGCGAAGGGCCGCAAGGCCGACTGGACGGCCACGTGGCGGAACTGGATCCGGCGCGCAGCCGAGAACGCGCCCCGCACGAGCGCGAGCGCCCCTGCGGCGTCGAACGGGCTCGGCAAGCCGTCGCAGAAGGCCCTCGGCTGGGAGAAGGCCGGTGAGGCACTCATCGCCGAGCTGGAGGGCCGCCGATGAACCTCAACGCGAGCCGCGAAACGGTCGGGGCGACCATGCAGGTGCTCAAGATGGCCGCCATCCTCGACGACCGCGTGAGCCAGGGCGACACCGCACGTGTCGCGGCCTGGGCTGAGCAGATCGAGCGGCACAAGCTCACCGAGTCCGATCTGCTCGACGGCCTGCAGGCGTACTACGACGCGCCGAGCGACCGCGCGATCGGCATCGGTGACCTGATCCACCACGCGCGGCAGGCGCGCCGCCAGCGCACGCAGGCCGAGGGCCTCGACGGGCTCGACCGCCGCCAGGCCGAGCTTGACGCGATCAAGCCCGCGCCCGAGCCGGTGGTCGCGCTGCCGGGGTTCGTCGGCGGACAGGTCACCAACCGCACACCGCGGTTCGAGGCCGCCGAGCAGGCCCTGCAGGAGTGCCACGGGCGCGAGGAATGCCGCGCGGCGCTCGTCGAGTATTTCGCCGCCAAACGCGAGGCGCTCGGCATGGGCAAGGCACACAACCGCAACCGCAACCGCAACCGCAACCGACAGGAGAACCGCTCATGAGCACAACGCCGCGATCCCGCGAGATCACCTGGCGCGCAGACGGGTGCACGCACACGCTGCAGCTGCCCGACGTCGAGGACCGGGGCGTGACCGCGCTCGGCGGCTGGGTGACGCGCAGCCCGATCCCCGGCACTCGCCGGTGGGAGTGGGTCGTCACGAACATGCCAGTGACCGCAGTGACCGGCATGTCGGCCGGTTACGCGCGCACCCGGTGGGGCGCCAGGATCGCCCTACGTCGCGCGTGGCGGTTCTGGGAGTCCTACGGCTACACGATCAATCGGGGTGACGCGTGAGCGCATGCAGGGTCTGCGAGGGGCGCGCGCAGCTGTTCCTGTGCCTGACACACATCACGGCGCTACGCAACGCGCTCAACGATCTGCCGTGGTGGCTCGACCGCCTCGAGGAGGCGGTCGTCGGGCAGGTTCGGCTCGGCGACCCGGGCCGGCGCGGCACCAAGGCGCACGAACTCGACGCCTACACCGGACCAGACGCCGCCGAAAAGCTGGCTCAGGCGCTCGCTGACGGACGTTTTCGGCGTTCGGTAGTACTTGCCCTAGGCCGGGTCAATCCGAAGGCCTCACGGCTACGTGAGAGGGCGCGCAACGAACTCGTGATGTGGGTCCGGCACCTATGCGAGACGCGCGGTGCTCCCGTGCCGCGCGACATCACCACGCAAGGTCTCGCGCGCTGGCTCGGCAAGCACGTGCAGACGATCGCGGCCGACGAGCAAGCCAAGGCGTGCCACGACGCGATCGTCGATCTCGTCGACCGGATCCGCGCCACGGTCAACCGCCCCGAGCCGCCCGAGTATTGCGGGCCGTGCCAGCACCAATTCACCGTCGAGGAACGCGCCCGCCGCATCGAGCAGCAGCTCGACGACCGCGACCTGTGCCGCGTGCAGCTCTACGCCCGCCGAGGCGCTCGTTGGGTGCGCTGCCCCGAGTGCGGCACCGAGCACGAGGTCGAGTCGCTACAGGCCGCGTTGCTCGCCGAGGCCGACGGATACTCGTTCAGCATCAGCGACTTGAGCGACTTCATCCTGCCGAAACTCGGCATGGAGATCCCGCGCCGCACGCTGCAGCACTGGGCGAAGATCGGCGAGCTCGTGCCCTCGGGCTACGAGGCGAACGTCGCCCGGTACCAGCTGGCGCACGTGCGCGAGGTCGCCGGCCGCAAGAGGCGGCGCCGCTGATGGCGCCGAGCCCTCGCGCTCGGACTGCGCGGACTGCCCGAATAACCGGTATTGCTTATTGGGACATTTCCGGTATCGTCTATCCCAACGCAAGCAACCGACGAGAGGAGTTCCCCAATGAGCGAGATCTTCGACCCTGCCGCGCGCACCGCCGACGAATGGCGCGCGCTCGCCGAGAAGGACGCCGCCGCCAGCGCTGAAAGCTGGGCGCGCAGCGACACCGACGGATTCATGACGCAGCGCGTGCACAACGCCTACGTCCGCATGTACGAGCACCTCGCCAAGCTCGCCGAGGCGGGCAACACCGCCGAGCTGCCCTGGCTGTTCGAGAAGGTCGGCGACGACTGGCAGCCGGTCGCCGAATGGCGCTGGGTGAACGGCGACTTCGGCGCGAGCGTCCGCATCGCCCGCAGCGGCGGCAAGGGAACGTTCTTCAACCCCAGCCAGGCCGAGAAGCCCTCGCTGCGACAGAAGCGCGACGAGGCCAAGGGATTCCGCTGGGGCATCGTCAAGTGCGAGGTCGTCAGCCAGTTCGGCGCAAACCTCATGATCCACAACACCCGCAAGGACGGCGCCGAGATCGCGGTCGTCACCAGCGCCGACTACGCGAACAACTGACCGAAACCGGGGGCGCGACCGGACAACGCGCACCCAACCACCACCACGAGAGGGTCCATCTGATGCACGTTGAATCGAGGAGTGAGTACGTCGTTGGGTACCGCGATGCGTTGCGCGCGGTGCTCGACGTGTGGAACGAACGCGGCGCGGCTGCGGCTAAGGACTTCTGCCTGGCGAATGTGCCCGCCGTGGGCGGTGAGCGGTGACCGGGCCGGGCCTGCGCACCGGGGCCCCGCGCCAGCTCAAGGCGTAGGAGACCTGATGAACAACAACACGAAACGCGCTGGACGCCCCGAGGTCGGGCGCCCGGTGAACGTTCGGCTCGGCGACGACCTGCTCGCCGAGGTGGACGAATACGCCGCCGCCAAGGGCATCGCCCGCGCCGAGGCAATCCGGCACCTACTGCGCCGAGGGTTGAAACGGGGCAAGCGATGAACGCGGATGATCCTCGTGTCCAGGCTGAATCGATGACCGTTCGCCATCCGGCCTGGTGGTCCGCAGTTACTACAGCGCGCACATGTTTCCTATTACCGAGAACCGCAGGGAGGGAATGACTATGAAGGACTCAACGCAAGGGACCGGCATCCCGCATTTGAGCTCTGAACACCGCGATCGAGCTTGGCGCGATAGGTTCAACGCCCGGTGGCACCATGACTACGGCGGGTGGATACGCACCAGGCCGCAGGATGATGCGTCGACATTCGCCTTGATTCCCGACGAGCGCTACGGGCCGTTCGTTGAGGACCACTCGTGCCCTTACTGCCTGGCCATACATCAACCCCAGGAATGCCCCGTCCTAAGCAGGTACGCCGGCAGGGCGATTGCGTCCGATTACGACACGACGCCCAAGAACACACAAGCGGATACAGCCGCAGACGACCTCAGATAACACACCGCGCATGTGGCTTCTGAGGTTGATAAAGCCCTCGGAGGACTCACCCGCGAAGAGCAATGGGTTCCTGTAGAGGAATCCGGGAGACCAGAAAAGGACCAGCAATGATCGACAAAACCCCCCGAGAACTTCCGCCGTTCCCCGTCGATGACTTCATACTGACTCAGATCGAGCACGCCCTCGACACATGCATCGAGATCACCGACGACGGGGAACGCCGGTGCGTTGGCGGCGAGTTCACTCTCTCCAGGCTGCTCGATTTCCTGTCCGGGCACGATCCGGGGCGAGCCTCTTTGATCGGCTACACCGACACCATCCCCGGCACCGACATGCACCACGATCACGCCATCCCGATCTATGAGTCCTGGGACTCAAGGTACAGCGAGCACGACCTGATCCGCGCACTCGTAGCCCGCATCAGGGAACTGGAGGCGCAGCCGTGAGCGGACTCAGTCGGCGATGAAACGATTCGTGATAGACACGAACTATGGGCGCTGATACCGAAAAACGCCATTAACCTGTGGTAATGTCGGTTTTGCGCACGAAACCCCTGCTGACGACGCGTGCGCAGATGCGCCCCGGTCCCCTCGCCGGGGCGCTCGTCGTAAAGGGGGCCCGATGAGCACATTTGCCACACCTCAGTCGCTCTACGAGCGGATCCGGTACATCCACCTCGCACTGAAACGCGCTCGCCGCGAACCCGACAAGGGCCTAGCGGACTACGGCGAGAAACGCCTCAACGAGCTGCTCGACCGCGTGCAACGGCGACCGCTGCACGACATCGACCCGGAACTCGACGCGCGCCTACGCGTCGATATCCGGTGAACCTCCTACCAGCCCAGGAGATCCCGTGAAAACACACCTCGCCCACCTGATGCGGCGCACGGCCCGCGCCCTGATCGCGCAGTCGTGCCGCCTCAACCCGCCCAAGGCCGAAACCGTCGACCAGGCCGCCGTGCGCATCGTCGCCGCGCAGGAACGCCTCGCCAAGGCGCAGCGCGACTACGGCCGTGCCGTCGCAGCCCGGATGCCCCGCGAGGTGTACGGCGACACGCAGCGGCTCGCCGAGCGCCCGATCCGGTACGGCGGCACGGCCGCCGGCCTGATCGCGGACGAGCACGGTGGTGACCGGTGACAGCGCCCGTCGACCTGATCCGCGAGAACCTGCCGCACCTGGTGCACCCCGGCGACGGCAAGGGCCCGATCCCGCTGCCGCTGCCGACGTTCCGCAACTCGGCGATCCCGGCGCACATGGCCAAGGACATGGCCGAAGATGCCGGCCTGCCGTCGTTCGACATCGCCAAACTCACCGCCGAGGCGATCGTCGCGCTGCTCGAACAGAACGGCTGGCGGTTCATCCAAAAGGCCGAACTCGGCGCCCTACGCGAAGCCGCCGCCGCCGGGCAGGACCGGCACCGCCGCGTCGAGGTGACCTGCACCTGCGGCACAAGCCTGTTCGTCGTCGACGTTGACGTCGACAAGCCGACCCTCGACGGGTCGGCGCTCATCCGCACGTTGAGCCGCAAAGATCCCGCCTGCCCACACAGGAGGGTCGACTGATGGCAAACCTGCAGGTAGTCGTCGACGGCGACGTACTCGTCTCCGGCGACCTCAACCCCAACGCCTGGCAGCAAGCCGAACCCACCCGGTTCGTTCAGGTGATGCAGAACCCGACAACGCCCGCGCCGTGGCGCAACTACGTGATGCCCGCGATCATGCGGGCCGGCGCCAACCGCGCCGATGTCACGGTCGAGGTCACCACCACCGACACCGGCCGGATCATCACCATCACCGAGGCAGACCGAAATGCCCAGTAGAACGATCCTGTACGTGTTCGCCGGCCGCCGCGAGAACCTCGAAACCAAAGGCGACGCGTGATCGAAGTGATCATCGACGGCGAGCGCTATGTGCCCGCGACGTCACACGGTCACTCCATCGGCGTCGGTGTCACCACCCGCAACCGGCGCGACGTCGCCGACCGGACGATCGCCAACATTCGCCGCCACACCCCGAACGCCAACATCGTCATCGTCGACGACGCCAGCGACCAACCGTTCCCTGGTGCCACATACCGGTTTGCCAAACGGGCCGGTATCGCACGAGCCAAGAACAAGTGCCTGGAACTGCTCTCAAACTGCGAGCACATCTTCCTGTTCGACGACGACTGCTACCCGATCGTCGACGAGTGGTGGAAACCGTACGTCGAATCACCCGAGCCGCACCTGATGTACCAGTTCCTCGACCTGGCTGACGGCCGCAAGCTCAACGACGTCACCAAGGTCTATGACGACGGCCGCCACTTCGCCCTGTCCGGGGCGCGTGGCTGCATGATCTACGCACACCGCAGCGTGATCGAACGCGTCGGTGGCCTCGACCCCGAATTCGGCGGTTGGGGCTGGGAACACCCATCGTGGTCTGATCGCATCTACAACGCCGGTCTCACCTCGTTCCGCTACGGCGACGTCTGCGGATCCAACAAGCTCATTCACTCTATGGACGAGCACGACGAGGTCGTCCGGTCGGTGCCCACAGCCGAACGCAAGGCCGTCGCCGCCCGCAATGCCGAGTTGTACTGGCAGAACCACTACACCAGCAGCCACTACATCCCCGTAGTGGCACCTGAACGCCGCGTCGTGCTCACTTGCCTGCTGTCCAACAAACCTGACCCGCAGCGCAACACCCGCATGCAGCCCGACGTCAAGCTGCTCGAAACGCTGCTCAACTCGATCGACTGCGCCGAACCCGTCGCCCTGGTTGACAACCCCATGACCCGCAACGGCGCCACATTCGAGCTTGTCACCAGCCCGGTCGAAAACCCGTACTTCGCGCGCTGGTACCTGTACTACCAATGGCTACGTGCCAACCCCGACGTGCAATGGGTGTGGTGCGTCGACGGCACCGACGTCGAAATGCTCAACGCGCCATGGGAACACATGACGGCCGGCAGGCTGTACGTCGGCCACGAACCCGCCATCGTCGGTATCGACTGGATGCGCAGCCACCACGAGGCCGCCCACCTGCAAGCATTCATCGACGAACACGCCGACCTGCCACTGCTGAACGCCGGTGTCGTCGGCGGCGACCGCGAAACCGTCATGACGTTTGCGCACGACATGGCCGCAGACCACGAAGACCAGATCCGGCGCGTCTGGCACAAGCACGACACCAAGGGCCACATCATCGGCGACATGGCGACGTTCAACTACGTCGCCCGCACCAAGTACGCCGACCGCCTCGTCTACGGGCCGCGCGTCGCAACAACATTCAAGGCCAACGAACGCAACGCCTGGTCATGGTGGAGGCACAAGTAACACCATGGGCCTCGCGACCGTCACGATCCACCGACGCACCGTGCACAAGCAGTTCACCAAGCAGATCGCCTGGGAGAAAGAACTACAGGCATACCGCACGATGCCATGGGCCACGCCCAAACTCATCGACTTCGGGCCCATGTGGATCGAGGTCGAACGCTGCACCCCGATCCTCAACATCCACCCCAACTGGTCCCGGCGCTACGCCGAGCCGCTGTGGGATCTGCTCGCCGCCATCCACGCCGCCGGCTGGTGGCACTGCGACCCCTGCCTGATCAACGTCGTCGTACACCCCGACCGCGGCGTGCTGCTCATCGATTTCGAGAACCTCACACTCGCGACCGGAAACCGCTCCTATGACCTCTACGGCGCACGCGCCGCCGGTGTCGAACCCGCCTGGCCCGGCCTCGGCCCAGACGGCGTGCACTGGAACGGACCATGGCCGTCGTGCCCCGGACCCTACTGGGACGAACCATGATCGGCATCGTCGGCCACCTCGACCGCCTCGACGCAGCCCAACGACTCGCCGGACGCACCGGCGCCGAATATGTCTCCATCGACGACGGCACCCTCGGCTGCAACGGCAACCACCGACGCGTCTGGCAATGGCACGCCCAACACCCCGACGAATGGGCCATCGTGCTCGAAGACGACGCACTACCCATCGCCGGGTTCCGCGCCCAGGCACACGCCGCACTGGCCACCGCGCCCAGCCCCATCGTCAGCTTCTACCTCGGCCGCCAACACCCCCGACTGTGGCAGCCCCACATCGAACGCGCGCTACAGCACGCAGCCACCGCCAACGCCCCATGGATCACCGCGCCCCGCACGCTGCACGCCGTCGCCTACGCCATCCACACCACAGTGCTCGACGAACTACTCGACCACCACAGCACCAAACCCATCGACAGCGCGATCACCGCGTGGCAACAACGCGCACGAATCACCACCAGCTACACCGTGCCCAGCCTCGTCGACCACGCCGACGGGCCCACAGTCATCAACCGCAGATCACGACGCATGCCCGGCCGCACCGCATGGCAAGTCGGCACACCACACCGATGGACCTGCAGCGCTGTGCAGCTCGACAGCTGAAGGGGGAAAAGTCGTTGCCCACCAACGGCAGCACCAGCGCCCGCGGCTACGGCTGGAAACACCAAGCACTACGAGCCCAAGTCAAGCCCTACGTCGAAGCCGGGCACGTCGACTGCTGGCGCTGCGGCGAACGCATCCAACCCGGCCAACAGTGGGACCTCGGCCACGACGACGACGACCGCAGCCGCTACCGAGGCCCCGAGCATGCACTCGCCAAGGACTGCGCCGCAGGCGGCAACCGCGCCACCGCCGGTCGGCGCAAGCCACCGCCCGCCCTCGGGTTCTTCGACACCACACGCCCCTGACCTGCGGAAATGCACGCGCCCGCACCCGCCCGCCCGCGCCCGAGCGCCCGCCAGGCCCCTGACCTGCGGAAACGCCGAGGTACCCCCGGGGGGTAGGGGCCGGATCGCGCCACCCCACCCACCTGACCCCACCCCTCA